CTTTAAGGTGAGCATAACCAATGTAGTCAATTTCGTTGTGTGCATCAGCATCTTCTTTAAGAAGATTTAGTGTAGGCCATTCCCACTTAGATGCATCACCATTGACGTGACGCACACGGAATTTGGGTGAAGATTCTAGTAGAGGCAATAAGGGAATCTCCATATTTGCTAGCACACCGTTAAGGCACAAGTTAATCTCATCAAGCTCGTCAATGAGTCCGCTTGCATTCATCTTTTCTAGCATTTCGGCAAATACAATTTGCCACCCTGCTAATTCGGGCATATGTAAATAAAACTTTTTCATTTTTTGTATACTCCAGCTGCCTGGTCCACGTTACTACGTTTTTTAATTAGATCCAATACTTCAGGATCCTGTGCTTGTTCTTTGTAAGGAGCGAACAATGCTTTACCTCTTGGGTCTGCGTTCTCTTCCGGCTTAGTAACATAATACACCGCAAGACTTTGTCGAACTGTTCCAACCGGGCAAGCTAGTTCTACAGGCAACCCGTGCCAAGAATTTTGCGTTGTGTCAAAAATAATAGCACGGTTAAACTTGTTGTCAACTGTTTTAACACACTGGTTGGGTCCGTTAGTTAAATGATTGTGGTCCCACAACTCTAGGCCGCCGTTCCACTCAGGTTTCCATTCCGGGGTCATGTAGATAATGATATTCAACTTACGCTGTAGCTTAAGTTTAGGGTGGATACTATAATCGAGATGTATGTTATTCTTTCCGCCCTTGGTATGTGCATGCCACCCGCCACCATGGAGTCCTTGGTCCGGTCTAAGATTTTCATCACGGATCATAAACTTCATTATGGCGTTAAATTCGTTAGTCAGATAGCTAAATGCTTGATACGTTGCAGAAGGAAAACTGTCCCACCTGTTACAGATTTTCTTATCTTCAATTGCATTGTGGTAGTGGCCGTGCCATGTTGGGTCGTCATACGCAGGAAATTCGCCAGCTAGCTGTTTAGCAAAATCATCTTGCCAGAAGTTGTCTATAACAACATGGTTAAATGGTCCCGCTGATAAAAACTGGCGCTGTATCTCATCCCAGTTGTGGTTGTTTAACATATTATTCCTTAACTGCTGCACCGTTTGGTGCAATGGCGCCTTCGAGCCCAATTGGGTACACTTCTGTTACTAAATCAGACGGCAAGTATTTGTACAACATATGCTCAATGTCACAGTATCCGCCATCAGATACTCTCGATGCAATGTATGTTAGCCCTTTAGCATATACATCAATAATGGTTTCTGTGATGTCGGCAGGCCAGCTCCATAGTCGGCTCATGTATTGCAACTCAACACCAGTTACAGTAAGCGGAAACTGGCTTTTGTGTTTTCTTGTAGTCACAATTCGGTTAGATAGTTGATTGTATCTAGATAGATCAAAATTATCATTAAGAAGATACCTGCCCGAGATTTTATGCACTCGGTCAACGCCAACTAGATCGCCATCGGCTAAGCACATTTTCAATGCACGAGCAAAACACATAACTTCTGTGGTGCTTTTTACTACGTCCCAGTTATCGCTTTGATAAATTGCTTTAACTTCTGCGTCACCAGTGAAGTCAATTAGAATATCGGCGGCTGCATCTAATGCAGATTCTTGGTCTGCTGTGAGAGGCTCGCCACAAATTTCTGTAACAATGATTTTAACTCCCGGTACTCTAGAACGCACACTAGCAATTGTTGCCAATGTTTGTTCTAGACGTTGTGCCGGGGTATATACACCAAATTTGCTATTAATGGCGCTAGTTACTATAAAGGCGTGGTTCATTTGCTCAACCAACGCTTATTTGCTAGTGTCCAGTCCACTACTTGCTTAACCCGCTCGCTGAACTTAATACGTGGTTCCCATCCCAACGACTTCATGTACTCACCGCTCATTGCATAACGCAAGTCGTGACCCGGGCGTTGGCTGTGGAAGTCTACCATTTCGTATTTGAGTTCTTTGCCCTGTGCTGCTGCAACCATACGTGCCAGACTTAGGTTGTCAACTTCCTCCGGGCCAACAAGATTAAACTTTGGACACTTAGCACCGCCAAAATCTCGTTCAAGATTGCTAACGTCTAGGTCCAAAATAAACATTAAGCCTTCGGCTACGTCCTTTGCGTGGATGTAGTGGCGGGTGCCTGCTTCAGTTTTTTCCGGGTTAGCGTGGATAGTAATTGTTTCCCCATCACGCACCTTTTGAATACACATAGGAATAAACTTCTCAGGGTGCTGGCGTTCGCCAAACACGTTCATTGTATGCGTAATAACGATGGGCAGCTTATAAGTGTTTTCAAAAGCAATACACATCTCTTCACCAGCGGCCTTTGACGCACTGTACGGGTTTGTGGCATTATAACGATCTCGTTCTGTGTAATTTACGCCTTTTGGTGCTGGACCAAAAACTTCGTCTGTGGAGAAGTATACAAAGCGTTCTAGATTTTTTAGAGTACGTGCATAGTTAAGCAAGTTAACCGTACCAACAACGTTATCCATAACAAATTCCATTGGGAACTCGATACTACGATCAACGTGGCTTCCTGCTGCTAGGTGCAAGACAATATTAATGTCTCCAAGCATGTCTTGGATCATTGGGTTCAATTCTGCTTTAAGGTCGTGGTAGACCACTTGCACCCGACGGCGTTGCTCTACCTCAAAGTCCTGCATGACATCACTCAAGCGGTTTAGGTTGCCGCTGAAATCCAAGCGGTCAAGGCAGACAATGTTCCAGTCTGTGGTTTTGATAATGTTTTCAATTACGTGATGAGCAATGAAACCGGCGCCGCCGGTAATTAATACGTTCTTAGACAAGTGTTTCTCCAATGTTGTTTGATAGAGTATTTATTTGCTAATTTTACAGTATTGCGGTTTCTATTTTCAACCGCAGTGTTACCTAAATAAATACCTTATGAAAGATATCAACGAATTACGCAGTGCCTGGAAAGGCCATAGAGAATTTGCCAATTGGTTAGTTAACCATTTGCAACCCACAACCATAGTTGACCTAGGAGTTGATTATGGATTTAGCTTGTTCTGCTTTGCTGAGCCTAACATAGGCCGTGTAGTCGGAATTGATAGCTTTGAAGGCGATATACATGCAGGATCGCACACTGATGCACACGATACAGTGCTAGATTACATCCAAGAGAACCAGTACACAAACATAGAACTAATCAAGGGCATGTTTGATGATGTTGTTGTAAATTGGAACAAGAATATTGATATCCTACACATAGACGGACTACATACATACGAAGCTGCATTAAACGACTACCAGAAATGGAGTAAGTTTGTTCCAGATAATGGTATTATCCTAATGCACGATACTGTGGCTTTTCCAGCAGGAGTAGGCAGAGTGTTTGCAGAAATCACATTACCAAAATTAAACTTTCCGCATTCAGCAGGACTAGGTGTTGTTAGTAAAAATGCAGAACTAATCAACCAAATAAAAGAAAAATTTAATCAATGAAGATTGTAGTTATTACCGGTGGGTTTGATCCCATCCACAGTGGCCATATTGCTTACATCAAAGAAGCTGCAAAGCTAGGTGACAGATTGATGATCGGCCTAAACAGTGACGCATGGCTAGAACGTAAAAAAGGTCGTGCCTTTATGCCTTGGAACGAACGCAGTGAAATTCTAAAGAATATCAAAGGTGTAGACAATGTATTGGCGTGGGACGACAGTGATGGGTCTGCTTGTGCATTGCTAGAAGAACTTAAATTCAACTACATCTATGCAGATATTATTTTTGCAAACGGTGGAGACCGCACAAAGGAAAACATTCCAGAGATGCAGGTACACGGAATCAACTTTGCGTTTGGCGTGGGCGGCGATGACAAGAAAAACTCAAGTAGTTGGATCTTGCAAGAGTGGAAAGAGCCCAAGACTGAACGTCAATGGGGATATTATCGCACAGTGTACGATCAACCTGGCACAAAGGTTAAAGAGCTAACTGTGGAGCCCGGTAAGAGTTTAAGCCTACAAAAGCATGCACATCGTTCAGAGTATTGGCATGTGGTATCTGGGCGTTGTGTAGTAGAACAACAAATGCCAAACGGGTATCAAATACCGCCACGCACTTTAGAAGCACACAGCAATATTGCAATACCCGTTGGTGAATGGCATAAGTTAGTTAATCCGTTTGACGAGCCTTGTCGCATTGTAGAAATACAATACGGCACAAGCTGCACAGAATCGGATATTACCAGGAAAGATTAATCCTGGTCATCTGCGGTAATCTTCTGGCCCAAGTGGCTTTTGATTACCCGCATGAGTTTACGCTCTGTATCGTAAACATATTCCTTGGTGTCATCTTCTGTATGCACAATAAGGATAAAGCCGTTCGCTGCTTTGCGAATTTCAATTGATTCAAACATAGTTGCCTATTAGTAGTTGAACTATGATTATAACAGATTAAGAAATTTTAGTCAATAAAAAAGCCCAATCTGTTTCCAGATTAGGCTGTGTAGTTTATTGTAATAACAAAACGTTTATCATGCTCTCTAGGGTGCGAACTAGAATGAAAACGTAAACCATCAAAAATACAAACCCTGTTCTTCTTAGGTGTAGACCTATAGGCTTCTGTGAACGTTGTATTCTTTGTGTAATGACTGATTACTTCGTCTGTGATATTGGTATCGGGTGGCACAAGTTCATTTAACTTTTCATTGAACAACACTGTATCACCATCAGAGTCACTTGCATAGTAGCATGCAGTGTAATGATTGGTTGTAAAGTCAACGTGTGGAGTATTGTAAATCTCTGCAGGCTTCGACGATGTTAGCAATAGACCAACTCTAATACGGAGAAGGTCTCTAATCTTTACACCATGTGCTGCTTCGATACTGTAGATAATTGGCTTGAAAAATGCATAGTACTGACTTGGCTCGCTGCCAAAGTTGTAAACAAGGTGTGCCAATCCACCGTTGTTATTGTAACCTTGATATGTTACATCATTTGCATAGTACCATGGAAATTGAAATTGAGTGATGTCTTGCTCAATTTGATCTGCGTACCCTTGCGGTAGCACGTTATCGATTATTTTTATGTCTGTCATAAATTGGAGCGGGATAGCGGAATCGAACCGCTGACTTGAACTTGGAAGGATCTCGTTTTACCATTAAACTAATCCCGCTAATTTGGTGGGTGATGAGAGGATCGAACTCCCGACAAACTGCGTGTAAGGCAGCGACTCTACCGCTGAGCTAATCACCCATATTGGTTGCAAAGGCAGGATTTGAACCTGCGATCTCCAGCTTATGAGACTGGCGAGGACGTCCGGACTCCTCTACTCTGCTTCAATATTTATACCAGTTGCTCTGCCTGTAGCAAAGAAACTGTATCTGCATCCAATTCAATCTCAGTGCGAACGTTAAGTTCCAACACCTTGTCATTGATGCTTTGTTTTTGTTTCTTCAGGTTACGCATTTCTGCCTTGTAACCCTCGAGCTGACTTGCTTCAAGCACGCCAGTGTCAACTGTGTCGTTGTAACCGTAAATACGGCTATTCTTGTCTTGGCCGCGAAGCTTCTCTAGCTTGCCTTCAATGACTGCTGTATCCTCGACAACCTTGCTTTCAGTTAGGCCTTTCAAGTGACCCAGGCGCTTGTCGATGAATGCTGCGTCTGTTAACAGATCTGCAACACCAGCTTCTGTGTTAGCACGACCAACCTTTGCACGGATGCTGTACAAGGCCTTGGTCAACTGTGTACGCTTGGCATCGTTGCGGATCAGAGCCTCACGTGCTGTAGTCAGTACTGAAGTGGTGCTTTGAAACTCGTTAAGGGAAACTGTCAATGCGATATCGATCGTCTTGATGTGTTCCTGGATTGTGTTTTGTAGGGCGTTTGCTTTGCGAAGTGTTAGTTTCATAATCGAGTTCCTTTCTGTTTGATTTTAATAGGGGTGCAACGTATGGCAAGTCAATTGCGGGACAATGTGCAATGTACATTAGATTGAGTTGATTTTCAGGGCAACCTTTTTCTAAAGCAAAATACAACAAGCAGAGGATACCAATATCGCCGAGCATCAACAAACAAGCAACTCAATGCCAATTCATCTCGGAGCACTGGATCACGATTGTTATTCCAATATAGCTTTCAAGGCTGTATTGAATGTGCAATCTCTCATCTCCATACGCTACAGCTAGTTTTAAGAAACTAGCAAAAATGGAGGACGGTGTAGGAGTTTAACCTACCTTATACCGAGTTTGCAATCCGGCGCATAAACGCTCTGCCAACCGTCCATATTAGTCTGGTGGTTGAACCTATTTCAAGTTCAACGCTCTCGTCGTGCTTCATAGTCCAGCGAATCGCCTTAGCTCCACACAATCACCAAATTCTTATTTAGAAACACATTCGCTGGACCCATCCAAACCGTAAAATCTTTCAGGAACAAATGTGCTTTCAAATAAGTTGCTTCTACCGTTTGGGTTGCTGTGGACTTGCTACTATGATTTCACAAGCTACCCACTACCTATCCAACTTTAACCATCAAAGCATACTTATATGTAAACACACTGTAGTACATAACACCTTGCTGTCATGCTAACCTGGAATACGGCTCCAATTAAGTATACCGAAATAACATCAATGTGTTTGCATATAAGTGGAGGACTGAGAATACATCTCTCCCAACAACACCTCGAGCATTATTACAAACCTTGCGAGTCTGCTTTCTCTCGACTTCCACTAAACCCATATTGCTATGTAGCCTAGTCTGCTGTCAGCATCGCCGTTTTTAAAGCCAGGCAGTAGGCTTGTCGTCACATGCTATTCTATGCTTTCTATCCCGTTGACCTTGCGAGCCATTAAGTCTTGCGAACTACGAAACTTCCTGCATAAACAGATTTCACCTTGCGAGTTACGTCTGACTAGATTCACTTGCGTGTCTAGTATTAGATGCTTTTCACATATGACCGAGTCAGTCTTTGCGTTTTAATGATAGTGAGAATCGAACCCACCGCATTCTGTTTAAGAGACAGATGTTCTACCAATGAACTATATCAACCTACTGCGATGTGCTGACTCAGTTGCTGCGTAAAGTTTTGGCTCTACACAATACAACACACCACGTACCTTTCCTCTTGCGGAGTAATCAGTCGTCTTTCGCGACCAGCGTCTGCATTACTACAGCCACCACCCACTAAAACTGCATACGAGCTCTTAGGTGCAACCCTTCGAACCAATACACTACCCTTTCTCATACCAATTAACAAAGTTGGTTTCGCATAGAAGTCAGCACCACCTGTTACTTTCCATCTACTCAAGTTCCCCTTGATGCAATCTCAGGCTTGTAAGCAAACGTTCTTCCCTATGCACTTTGCGTCACTGTTACATCCACCCGTCGCTGAGTGAACGCTCCCTCACAGGAGTGAGCAGGCTTGTCTAAATGAACTATTGCTAGCGGAGTTATGTAGGCATACCTCCTTTGGCTGTGTCACCACAGTTATTCTTCGCATCAAGCTGGGCGAACCATACTCTTTGCAGGACATTAAACTGCCCTTTAATTCTTAACATTGCGAAACATACTGGTGGACTACCGCGTTACTCTACGCCAAATAGTAAACTTAATCCAACTGCGTCCAGTTGCGATCAAATGCGTCTACTACTCCAGTTCGTTAGTCTGGCTGTGCATGAACTCAAAATCCAGTTCTGCTTCGCAATGTTAAGTAAGTTCTTATACAATTGCACACACGCAGGAATCGAAACCTGCTGCACTTATTTTAAGAAAGTGCATGTTGCCTTATAGCAAACAGTTTCGAACCTGCTTACTACTACATCAGCTCTGTTTTCGACGCAGAACCTCTGTGTGCATGTGTATAAGAACTCTTATACGTTATCTATTTTAAAGAACTCGGTTAGTTAGCACAATGTCTAACTAAGCTTCTATTGTAGCAAACATTTCATTTGCTGTCAACAGTTATTTAGAAATTTATTTTGATGCCTCTTTTTACCTGCTTACAAGGTTACGGGTAAGACTTGCGTCTTTCAGTTGACCCTCATGCAACCAGTAGAGTGTTACTCTACCCTATTGCAATCCTGGTTCCTGCGTATTGCTACGTGGAACAGATCGTTTCTAACTCATAGGTGTTAGACGCCACTGTAGTCTCTTACAAACTACACAAGAGTGCCCAGCTTTCTATCTGGACCGGATTTTCGGCAAGAGTCACGCAACCTATTAGCGTGGTACGCCTGCTTACTTTACATCAAAACAAATTTTTAAAGAACGTTTGTTAATTGCTTAACATGTGTGTATTGTAACACATTTTTCTTTATTGTCAACTACTGTTGAAAATAAACTTGGTGCGGATGGTCGGACTCGAACCGACACGCCTTTCGGCGCTAGAACCTAAATCTAGTGCGGCTACCAATTACGCCACATCCGCTTAGATAATTACTTATCGTTTAAGCTAGTATTATATGCGAAGTTGATTTTACTGTCAACATGTTTTTGCATGATTTTAGTGAAATCTTCAAACTTCTCTGCTTTTGGAGCACAGTAGCCGCATATGCATCTAACTTGCTTGCATTGTATAACAGGAACGGTATTCCCGTCAAGTAGTTTTTGTTGATCGTCTAGAATTTTTTTGGTGTTGCTTAGATTCCCAATTGGTCCTATGCCGCCTTCGAAGTTCATTTGACAATCTTTGTTTACGTAAACATCACCATTGTGCTGTCTAATGTATAAGAAGTACCAGTTTACGCTGCAATACCAATCTTTAAAATCCGCATGTGGCACAAAGCCCATTGGATGTTTTAAGTCTTGGTTAGTACACAATCCTCTGCCGCCGCAGCAGCTACGACCAATCTTGCCCATACCCACCGTATCATCTGTTACTTCTTTTAACATGATGATCTTGTTACGGCTCTTTTCGGGCGTCTTGCTTTCGTAATAGTCTGCAAAGAACTTGAACTGATCTTTATTGTATTGCCACTTAGGTGTAGGTGTGTCGTTGGCTTTAACTACATGCTTGATATCATGCTGTTTGCAAAACTCCACAGCTTGCATGCTTATATCCCACATTTGAGGATCGTTATGCATCACAAACACTACTTTTTGCTTCCTGCTGATGGACTTATTGTAGAGAATGTTGTCTAGCACTTGCTGGCGCTGCTTAGGCAGTGCTTCGCTGTGAAAACTAACTGTAAACTCATCTACGTGCTTAGTGACCTCGGTCCACAGATTTTTTCCTGCTACACCGTTAGTGGTTACTGTAACTGTTAATGTCCAGTCATCCTTGAATGCTTCGTGGCGCTTTCTAAGCTCTTGCAGAATCTCTACAATGTTAGGATGATAGATAGCTTCGCCGCCATATAAATTTAGAACCACGATGCGTTGCCACTTAGGCTTGAGCATCATGTAACGGTGAACATAATCAAACATAAAGTCGATTGTGTTTAAGCATTCATCTAGCGGAGGGTGCGAGCTATGGTTATCATGCCACTGTGGTCCACAATAGCTGCAATCAAGATTACAGCGTAGAGTTAACTCCCAATCCAACAGCAGAATTGGCCTATTAGATGGATCAATTGCTGGCTCAACGCTTACAATCTTATCCATATACCATTACCAGTTGTTGTTCAAACCATTCTTTGCATTCTGCAAAGGGTTTAGCAAATCGCAAGTTAAACCAAACTCGAGATCCTGTATTGTTGATGCCATGCATCTTTTGAATGTCCAGTAACCAACCTTCGTTAGCATTACTCGGATACACTTCTATGTAGTCTTGGTCCTTTACATAGGTAAGACTGTCTGTGGTGTTAATGAAATAGTTAAACCCAGTATTCTGGCCGGGTTGGTCTTTGTGCTCTGCACCATTGCCCACTAGTTTGTTCACGGACACTATGGTAGGCTCTAGCTCACTTAAACTTGCTAACATTAGCGGAAGAAAGGGCATTGACTTTTCGATCAATGGGCCTGTCATATTATACCAGTAACTGCTACCGTTAGTAACGTGGCTAATTGTGCCAGCAGATCCTAGTTCGTAGTGGTATCCATACTCACTATACTTGTATTGCTTTGTGATTTTATCACAGTTTGAGGTAACTAGACCAATGCCATGCTCTAATACTGCAATGGTATTTTTCCAATTATGATCAATTCTGATCGGGGTTTTGTATGTTAGTAACATGTATCTATAAAGAGGTGGAGCATATAAAACTTATTTTTCAACCGTGGACTGATGCACGGCCGGTAGCTATCCGGCTCGCTTCGTAAGCTCAAACGGGTAATTGCCATGCCCTAACTTACACATCTTCTCAGAGTCTCAATAATTCGCGATTTTAAAATCCATTTGTTGCCTCGGAGGTTTCCGATATTTGATCACGGGCCACTATTCTCAGGCAAGAAAGATCGCTACTAAATCTACCACAGGTAATAAGTCACTGCCTTGTGTATGCTCCACCTCTTTATAGACAAATTGTTGAGTTATTATAACAAAATTTGAATTTAAGTCAACTGGAATTTACGTAGTTAGGTCCAGTAAGTGGAACAATGGAGTAGAATTCAGCTTTAATCCAAATCCATAAGTTCCTTCTACTAGGCTCATTGGGCTTACTCCACTTGTAAATTCTTTTGATCCATGGTAGAACGCTTTCCGCAATGAATCTAGCTCAGGGAGTTCATGCAGCCAAAAATACCAATCGCTTCGTTCTTTGTTCGGCTTCACAACTTGAAATTTATTATTATCCCACGTATCTTTATACAACACTGAATTAAAAATTCGACGCTGAGCAGCATCATAGTGAGACTTGTTGTGATTATTAGTTAAAAACCAAATTGGGCTTTCTAATAAAGGTCTTGCTGCTTTGTTATGATTAAAATACAGTGCAATTTGATAAGCCTGCTCCACTGGCAACAGAGGCAGGTCCGCAGACCAATAAAATAGTTCAACTCTGTCCTCTCCCATTGCTTCAACCATGCTTGCATTAGTGTGAAAGCTGTCTAGGAACTTAAAGTATACCTTTCCATCAACTGCTGTAACATACGGTTTGTCAGTTCCAATTACATGACCAACTTTTCTACTTGTTGGCGATACCAACGATAACTTAGTCTCACAGTTGGGATCAAGACGAATAACCGTACTGCCCAGACTTAAGTGACCGATATTGATTTGGGACAATCTATTTGTAAGTTGATCCACTCCCAAGGACTGGTTTCCTAAATACTCTGCATAATCAACAATGTTGATTTTTATTTCAGGATTGGATATTTTTAATCTATCAAGAGTTGGCTTAATGGAATAGTTCCATTCGCTTGCTGCATTCCTTGCAGAAGTATCCTTGGTGTTAGGAGTGTAACCATTTCCATCAATAAGATGTTTTGGCCAACGCACCATTACTTCGTCAAGTTTAATATTGTTTGTTAAAAACGTTTCCAATATGTTATGACTATCGGCGCCGCCCGAATAATGCAATACTACATAATCGTATTTGTCTCTAATTTGTAAAGCACGTTCCTTGTACAAAGTTGTTAGTGGGATTTTTCCCAACAACGATTTGTCAAACTTTTCCCAAACTTGATTGTGAAAATAAAAAGAAACTGGGCCGGATCTGTTTGCATACGCATGTCGATATGCATCAATTTTTGCAGTGAATGGCACTGAGTTAGAAACCCAACATCCATATTTACTACTGAGTGTTTTTGAGATATTAACCATTAGTTGTTGACGTTAACACTATTTATATGGTGCTCCTACAAAGAATCGAACTTTGGATTACGCTATACCACAGCGTCGGTATGCCATTTACCTATAAGAGCTTGGTGCCCCGGGCGAGACTCGAACTCGCAAAATTTGGATTTTGAATCCAACACGTATACCAATTCCGTCACCGGGGCAGGATTAGTTGGTGCGTACTGCAAATACTTCTTGAAAGGACTCTCCCCTAATCACATCATATTTTTTTGTATAATCAAAAAATGCTATTGGATCATGCGGGGTTGATTCAATTAACCCCTTCTTTACATTTAACAACTCCGTACGCAATACTAGATAATTTGGCGCAGTTAAAATCTCTACCGATTTATCAATTTCAGTGATTGCTTTACTTCGTAGCTGCTTTGGTAAATTGTTAAAATGCATGCCAGGCGGCGAAGTCACATTGTAACATTTTATACCAATTGATGCATTTTCATTGTATAGTTTCATTAGAAAAGAGGCAAGTGCAGAAAAGTCCATTAAACTATATGCAGATATAGCAGTGGTCACTTCTAAATTAAATGGAGCAGGCAACTGATTTAATTTAAGAACATTACTTTCGACTTTAGGCCAATCAGTGCCGCTGCGAATATATTCCGCAGATTTTCCTACTGCGTCAATGCTCATTACTAACTCTACTTTTTTAAACTCACTAAGTCGAGTAATAAAAAGTGGATTATACACACTACAATTGGTATATAACTCTAACTCCATATTCCTACTAAACCCATTGCTAATTAAGTAGTCTAGATAGTCGTAATATTCTTTTATCAAAAATGGTTCGCCACCGGTTAAACATACCTTTCGAACTGACGCCAACAACGACTTGTCCTTGAGACTTTCAATTACCGCAGGGTCTGCTTTAGTTATTGGAATTATACTGTACTCGAGATGACTTCCGGCTTTATCCGGCTTGATCTTATGTTCAATTTTTTCTGCTGCAAAGCTGGAACTAGATGTTTCATCGCACATCCTGCATTTCATATTACATAGATTGCTAAATCTAAGTTCAATTCTTGTTGGTACTGTTGGACTGTCAGCAGTAAACTTGTTTGCAAACCACTGGTCTTCATACTCGGGCTCGGGTCCTACATTGTAGTAATTCCAAATTGCTCCGCGTGTGCTTTTTAGTCCATGTCTTTCACGCTCTTTGCAACCAGAACATGCAGCAGGAACGATCCCTTGCTGCATTTCTTGTTTTATATTCTTGAGCCATTCGCTATTAAAATAATCAGACGGGGTTGCTTCCATCTCTAAATTTTTAATCATGTGACACGGACTAGGCGAGTTAGCATGGTAATACAACAATGACCACGGGGCAGGACAGAAAAACTTCTCCGAAAACTTTGCCATACTACTCCTATAATTTGGTGCCTCTAACCGGAGTCGAACCAGTGACACATGGATTTTCAATCCACTGCTCTACCAACTGAGCTATAGAGGCAAATTTTAAATGGTTGTGGGTTTTTACCACTCCTGAACCTTGTTCCACCGCTCTTTCGAAGACTTATGTGGCGATCCCGTGCAGCTCGCATTACACTATACCATATAGAAGCACTCTCAAATGCAGGCCTAGGAGGAGTCAAGCTCTGAAACCGTTGCGTATGCATCCACTAAGGTCTCTTCTCCCGCTTTGACTTATGCCAAGAATACTTCTATATGATAGCGTTCGGTGGGACTCGAACCCACAGTCACAATTTTTCAATCGTGTAATTTCAACGGGTTTATCAATTTCTTGAGGAGGCGGTTTAAGAGTCCACCCTAGCCCGTCGCGTATACCAATTCCTGCTACGATAATTTCATCGCTACCATATAGAAACACACTAACGAACCTGGCTGCGGGGATCGAACCCACTTAATTCCCGTAGCACCAGCAGTACTGCTACGATACTGGTTAATGTGTTTGCATATGGCGGTGCATAAGTTAACCTAAAACTAGTCTAATATCGCGGCCGCAATATTTCATCTATGTCTTAGGATATACACGTTGGTACCTTGCGTACCTTACGCACCATATAAAAACACACTGACAACGTGCTCAGTTACGCTGCTCTTACTGCCGGCCGGACAGGGCGTTCGTCTATTGCTAGACTACCAATGTGTTTTTATATGGTGACAGTTTAGTCCGATAACTGTCAAAGAGTTGTTGTAGTTTGCTCTAGAAACAACATACATTTGGTCGTCATGACCGGGCACTCCACGTTTGAGCCTTCTGGTTAGATACCATATAGAAGCACACTAACCATCATTGGTACTGTTTGCAACCAGTACGGATTTGAAAATGTGTTTCTATATAGGCTCCACCGTTAACGACAGCATTCGTCCTGGCTTTATTTTATGTCGGTTAATGCACGGTGGACACACATGCCGACGGGGTTACAGTTTCAATGATGGGATTCGAACCCACTAACTACCCGTGCGATGCGGGTTGTGCTACGCTCGCCATACATTCAGTTTACTCCGTTACGTACCGGACCAATTGTATGACTTTGCACTATCTTTCCATGTCGTCTTCATTGTTACCATATAAAAACATACTGCTGGCTATGCCCCTGGCGTCCCAGAAGCTATCAGAGTCTAACTGAATGCAATATGTTTTTATATGGTCGGTGCAGGTGAAATCGCATCACCGAGCCAAGTTATGTCTTTTGTACATTATGCACAGAACTCGCTGAGGCTTCCTCAGTACCTAGGATATGCACCATATGTAAACACACTATTAGTTTCTCCATCATCCGACTTTAAAATCAGCTGCGGTTTAAATAATGTGTTTGCATATGGTGGGACTGTTCGGGCTCGAACCGAAAACCTACCGGTTAAAAGCCGGTTGCTCTAACCATTGAGCTACAATCCCGTATGGTCCTCCGCCTAGGTATCGATCCTAGTTTTACTGGTTAAGAGCCAGTTACATCACCTTAATGTTTGCGAAGGTTGGTGTATTAATTTTAGTTTAACGTGCCAACCTTAGACCAATACGGGATCTAAAGTTGACACTAACGTTTACCACGTTTCATGTCATTCACCTTTGTCAAATTTTCTACCACTCTTCTTACTCTTCACACCTATTGTGAATAGTATCTTCTTACCAAACCCTGCACGATATACTCGACAGTCATGGTATGTACGCTTAGAACCAAATGCTCGCATTGCCTGCTCCTACATGTTTCTAAATTGAATTGTACGCCAGGCTTCAGGATCGGGTTGTTCATTCTCATCGTATGTCCAACCTAGTGCCTTCATCATCTTGTGCTTAACACGCAAGTTAGGTATACGTGTACGTTCAGTATCACTGAACCCCATCATGATTCCAACTTCTGCTACTGCACCACTGCGACATAAGCCAGCCATACAGTGTACTACAACATTCATTTTATTGTCAAGTGCATGTTGAAGTAGTTTCACTATTTCATTTGCTTGTTCGTCTGTAATTTTAGCTTCGTCCGGAAACCCATCTTTATCTTCGGCATCTAAAAACTCGAAACGATGTGCTTCCTTAAAAGTGTGTGCAGGTGTTGGCCACCAACTCGGACACGGATCCATAATTTGAATCAACATAGAATTGTCCCCAGCATCGTGATGCAATTTCATTGGTACATCGGCCGCTGCTACGTTTTCAATCCAAGGCATTTTATTCTCCATTCTGCATTATAACATCGATTCTATTATAACGCAAGAGTATTGGTCGGTCCTGAGGGACTCGAACCCCCAACCTACGATTTCGAAGACCGGAACTCTATCCAGTTGAGCTAAGGACCGAGGTGAAGGTTTTAATGGTGCCGGGATTACCTTCAACCCCGTGTACACAGCCCATCCCACGTTTCGTGTACAGCGGACGCTGATATCTTCTCTTGCGAGTTAGTGGGTCAGCGGATTACATTGGTGCAGGGCCATTACCGTAAACTTCATCACGGCTTTTCATGCCAACTGTACCACCTTCTGCTTCGATACGTTTGATAACGTCTTCAAACAAGATAGGAGTAAAGTTAGTGTGCTCTACACATACACAATGGTATCGTGGATCGATAATTTCACCACCGTAGCCATTTGATTTCATTACACGACGATCATGTAAGTGACCGTGAATGTTAACACCAAAGCGACCTAACGACGATTCATGTAAAGGGATATGACTCAAGATCATTCCGTTCAATACATGATACCCACGCACATCACGAAAGTGTTCGGTATATTCCTCTAAGCGAAAAATATCGTGGTTGCCTTTGATTAACACCTTGTCGCCATTTAGGCGGCGCATGATGCCTAATGCTTTACGGTTAATAACAACGTCACCTAAGTGATATACTTTGTCATTTGGGCGCACTGTGTCATTCCAACGGCGCACCATTTCTTCGTCCATTTCGTCAGGATTGTCCCACGGACGCAATTTTACGTTAGGGTCATCTTTACTCATAAACTTGCAGACACCCATGTGCCCGAAGTGAGTATCACTGACTAAAAAACTTGCCGGCATTACAGCCTCCTTATTACTCTATAAAGTACATACATTATAACACCAATTACAATTAAAGCCATTGCATGTACTCCCAATTTTGGTGCCCTGGGAGAGACTCGAACTCTCAGCTTACGGCTTCTTAGACCGCTGCGTTTACCAATTTCGCCACCGGGGCCTGATAAATAAACTTATGAACTACGATAAATTCCGCCAACTCTTAAGTCTGTTTGAAGCCCGCAATCCTGATCTTGAATACCAGGAAACCGAGAAGCAAGTTATTGCTATCCTTAGAGGATCTAACAGCCAAGTATTCACCAAGCTAGCACAAAAAGTTGAACGCATTAGTCAACTTGAAGCAGAACTAAAAATCCTCAAAGAAGAAGTTAAGCAAAGCACTAGAGACGATGTAGCTGCATTGTTTAATGCAGAAGATGGCGCTAAAACTCGTATTATTCAAACTCTAAGTTTTATCTTGCAACTAAGCAAAGATCCAGAAGAAACTAAATCTCCAAAGTACAAGGACATCCTTGCTGTACTCGAAACCAAGTTAACTCCAGAGCTAATCAAAGTTCTTGAAGAGCTTAAAAAGACTATGGTTACTGTTACACAAAAAGAAGCAGGTCTTAAAATCAAGCCACTCGACGAAGGACAAGACGCAATGCTGTTCAATCGTTTAAACGAGTTAGTTCAAGACTGGGGTCAACGTTATGACCAAAAGCTAAACGCATTAATGCAACAGGTATAATCATGAAGATCAAACCATTAAAAGAATATATCCGCGAAGCAGAAGTTGCGGATCGCCCACCAGAACTAGCAAAGCCTCCTGTGGGGCAGCAACAAGAAAAGCCAGCCGATAAACCAGGTGGTTTTACTGTTATGATTCTTAACGATGGTATGACGCCAGCTGAAGTAGTTATTGAAGCTATTGTTAGCGTAACTGGAATGAGCTCAGACGCTGCATTCACTAAAATGATGCGAGCACACCAAGGCGGATGGGCGCCAATTAAATCATATGCCAGCAAAGACGTTGCCGAGACTATTGCACATGGCATTATGCGTCATGCACAACAAAATGATCGCTACGATCATTATCGTCAACACCCACACTTCCGTAACTTTAGAGGCCCCTGGCCTCTTACTGCTGAAGTAATGGATGCTGCTCAGTAATTTGGGGTGAAGCCGGGAATCGAACCCTGGTCCCTTGTTTCACAGACAAGTATTCTACCACTGAACTAGCGACACCATAACGGCACTAAGGGCTTTCCTCTCAAGCGTGTGCCACACATATAACAGTAAACTATTTCTCATCTGTTATACATCCCAGTTGACTGCTGGTTCAGTGAAAATAGTTTTGAGCTAATGCGATGGGATTCGAACCCAACCATCCCGCCCGGTTTCGCTAGTTACTTGCCCTGCAAGGCTTTCCCTAGGTACTCGGGGCCGGTATGCCAGCCAGTACATCTCACAACCTGTCGTTCAGTCTTGCAGGACCTCCCGAGCAGTCTCAAAAGTCTTCTGTGATTTGACGTAGATCTTCTATGTTTTCTACGCTGCCGTCTTCGTTATATTTCACTGATCCGCCGTAGTATCCATTGTGGCTATTACGCACTTCAATGTCAATGTACCCACGATCAGTTTTGATAGTCCAGAACGCATCCTGGACCACTTCGTATCCTTCTTCTTCGTGATCCTCACCCCAACCTTTGTCTTCAACACCGGTTACTAGTGCCCCACGTAATAGATCAAAGCTGTTGCCTTCACCCAAGATAGTAACGCCGTTAATGTGGTTGAACCACACGCTGTTGCAGCAATCATTTTCGGTATCATAGCGATGAAACTTACCATCGATGGTTCTAACCACCAACGCCCAGCTATCATTACCCAGGAAAATACCGTTAATACGTTGTCCAACTAAATTTTTAAAAACGCTCATTGCTGCTCCTTTGCGTTATTATACTGCTTTATTCTTTTTGAGTTGTTGTACAACTCCAGATTGTAGTCAAGTAATTCCCCTGGAATCGATTCACTTGTACACACGTTACAGACGTTCTTTTTAAAGCCTTTAACATATGGGCCTGTTTCGGTCCGAAAGGTGTAGGTAACTACTTTAGTATCCTCAGACCCACAATATGCACATGAATGTTTCATAAAGTCCTTAATGGTATCTCTGGCAGGAGTCGAACCTGCTACCCCTAAGTTCGTAGCCTAGTGCTCTATCCAGATGAGCTACAGAGATAAATATTTTACTATGACACAACTATTCACCGAAACCGCAAGACACCATTCAAACAGCATAAGTCGTGCTAATCCAAATTGGCGCAACGACTCAGTTTACGCTTTCTATAAAAGCGACGGAGAAGTGCTAACTTTAGCTGAGTTAGTAAATAGTTTAAACCCGCAATCTGTTCTTGATTTTGGGTGCGGCAACGGGTTGGCATTACCTTCAATTGCAGGAGTTAATGCAAAAGGGTACGATCCATTTGTAGACGAATTTTCTACTTGGGAACCTGCTGTGTATGATTTAATAGTGTCGCATTTTGCAATTTTGCACGTCGAAGATCAATTCTTCAGCGACACAATTAAAATGTTACGTAATGCATGTGGTAAAAATTTTGTTGCCACGTTTGCTCTTACTAAACATATACCACATCGCGATACTGAATGGTATATTAATCATCTTAAATCCCACTTTACCATTGACGACCAATACACTAGTGCGCCAATAGAATGGACTGATTCCAACAATGTTACTACTACAAAGCAAATAGTAACCATATGGTGTTCAGTTTAAGTTATTGGTCCGTGTGACACGATTCGAACATGCGACCACCTGGTCCCAAACCAGGAGCTCTACCAGGCTGAGCTACACACGGATAATTTTGGTGGAGGTAAGGAGGATCGAACTCCTGACCTTTAGCTTGCAAAGCTACTGCTCTCCCAGCTGAGCTATACCCCCACTATGCTGGTGCCCCAGGATGGAATCGAACCACCACACCCTGCTTACAAAACAGGACCTCTACCACTAAGGATACAAGGGCAAAATTCTTCCAACTGTGACCTTACGCTCTCTCCGTTGGCGATTGAGCAGCCGACATTCTTAAAGTCATCTCGGAACTGACTTAAATTGGCTCCCCAGCGTGGGATCGAACCACGGACACCTTGATTAACAGTCAAGTGCAACTACCGCTGTGCTACTGGGGAATGATACAATTATATATGACAAACATTACCTTGTCAATAAATTTTGGTAGCCATGGACAATTTCGAAATGTCGACCTAACGCTTATCAAGCGTTTGCTCTTCCTCTGAGCTACACGGCTAAAAATAAATACAGTATGAGTAAACCCAATCCAGGATTTGAAGAATTACAACAGCTCGGTTACGGAACATACCGCAACACTGTGAGCCATTCGTGCATCAAAGATTTCACTCTTACATATGCTAAAAAGACTAACGAGCTTTTTGTCCCCGACGGTCTTCCTAAACAAATTGGCAGGGGTAATCGGATTCGAACCGATGATACTAATTTCAAAGACTAGTGCTTTAGGCCAGACTAAGCTATACCCCAACAAAAATTAACCTTGGTACTGAGTACGGGAATCGAACCCGTCTTTGCGACTTGAAAGGCCACCGTCCTTACCGATAGACGAACCCAGTACAAAAATTGGCGCCTCGTAGGGGTTTCGATCCCCTTACCTCTACAGTGACAGTGTAGTGCTCTCCCGATTGAGCTAACGAAGCATATAAAAGCAATAGCGTTACTGCAAACAGAATGAACTGAGTGGCTCGCACTATCGCGGATGTTTGTGTTAAGTTGTTTGCCGCACAACCATAACAAAGCGGGGGTCTGTGTTTGTCAACAATTTATCTCATTATACGCCGCTGACAAGGGCGAGGCTCAGTAGCAGCATTAAACAATACTGCAAAATTTGTGGAAGTTCCGATAGCACCCATCGTCACTTACAACCGTTGAGTAACCATGCATCAAAACAAGATTACTATTTGCTCTGGTGGAGGCGACTGGAGTTGAACCAGTAGTGTCATAAGACGGCGGATTTACAGTCCACTGGGGTTACCAATTTTCCTACACCTCCAAAAACTTTACCATATGTAAACACACTGAGCAAACAGCTCCTATTACAGAGTCAGTTGCTTCGTCCTTTTACAGACTTTTACTAATGTGTTTGCATATGGTGTAGTAACTGAGAGTTGAACTCAGAACGAATACTGTCATTTTACAATGGGTAATATTACCTCCCACCGCTGTATGCCCCTCGGATAATTACTTCCTACTCACATACAGGCACAGCCGTTACGCCTGTTTACCACAAACTTGGTACTGCGTATGGGAATCGAACCCATCTTACTAACGTGAAAGGCTAGTGTCCTAAACCGATAGACGAACGCAGCATTATTTCTAACATGTGTGTATTGTAACACACTTCTTCTTTTATTTTGGCGACCCCGAAAGGATTTGAACCTCTGACATTTGGTTTTGGAGACCAACGTTCTGCCGGACTGAACTACGGAGCCACTAAACATGGAGCGGGCAAAGAGACTCGAACTCTCGACATCAACCTTGGCAAGGTTGCACTCTACCAACTGAGTTATACCCGCATTTGATTCTTGGCGGAGACCGTGGGAATCGAACCCACTCACCTGCTCATCACAAGTGTACACCTTAGCAGGGTGCTGCATTACCGGCCTGCCCGGTCTCCAATGTTCTATTGTTACATACATTTAGATATGTGTCAACAGATATTTTTAAAAATTTGGCGGAAAGCAGAGGAGTCGAACCCCATCCCCGTTAAGAGAACCTGGTTTTCAAGGCCAGTCGCAGGACCATCCCCGCTGCATTACTTTCCATATTTGGTGCCACGAACTGGAGTTGAACCAGTGACGCATAACTTTTCAGGCTATCGCTCTACCAACTGAGCTACCGCGGCATATTGTTTGGTGGAGTTTGTCAGGGCTTTCACCTGATACTGCCCACGTGAGTTACACGCAGTTTCGTCCTATATGTTACGTATTCAAACCCCAAATAGGTTTTTGAGAGCCCAACTATCCTTCGGCAGGACTCACTGGATTGTCTCGTATGGGCAAGTTTAAACTACCATAGCTGCAATGTGGCTTTGTCACATACCAGACGATATGCTATGCACTATGGGACTCAAACCCTACGTCTATCTCAAAACTTGGCTTCGTTAGCAGGACTCGAACCTGCGATAAGGGGCTTAAAATCGCGTATGCTGGGTGCCCCCCGTGTTTCCCAAAGTTACCCTCACATCCCCTCAATGCCTTATCTTACGTTCAAATAGTTGGACCTGTTCCGCACTTCCCGGACTCACAGTGTTTGGTTTTAAAGCCTACGCGATTGTTATCCATCTATCATACTAGCACATTATCTCATCTACTCAATGCTACTCTACCTTCCTCTACACTATAACGAAATAAACTTGGTGGAAATAAGAGGGGTTGAACCTCTGACCGTCAACGTATGAAGCTGCTGCTCTACCAACTGAGCTATATTTCCAAATAAAACCCTTAAGGTTTCCGGCACTGGGCTCGGACATACGATAGAATCAGTATCTATATATGATCGTCATCCTTAAGGTATTCATAAACAAACTAGTGGGACGCTGCCAAAATTATATAACATATACTGATTCGTCTAGTTTGTTTGTGAATACCCTGTATTTCTACAGGATATGTTAGGGTCGATACCCTAACCAGTTATTTGTACTCTGCTGTTACCGCCAGCATTTCATCCAACTGTCCGCCCGTTTAAAGATTATTATAGTGTTCTTTCAGGTCCTCGTTACCTGGCCATATAGGTCTTATTAACACTGTTAAACTATGCGTAAGTTCGATTCAACTGTTTGCGTTTGTCAAATTCGATTTGAGCACGTTCCAACTTGTCCTGAATCAACTGTTTACGTTGTTCTGGGGTTAGTTCATTTTCAGTTACAAACCTTACCTCACGCATACGTTTTCTTAAATCAATCTTCTTCATAATTCCTTTTTACAAAACAAAAAACCCTGGGTGTTTAGTCCAGGGTTCTTAAGTTTGTAAGTTACTTGTTATTAACAGTAACCATCTCCCTCTCGAACCCCAATTCCAAATCCCTCTGAACTGCGATCACTTTTATTAATTGCAATCGTAGACCACAAGGCTGGCATGCCTAGTGTGGGCTGTTGTTGTTTGCAATAATGATTAAAAGTGTTGTTCATCATAGTACCTATTGTATATTTATTTACCTTTCGTGTCAACCACGAACTGTAATTTATTTACCTTTTTCTTAAATTTATTTATGATCCGAGATCATAAAACTTACTTGACAAGCGTTTAACGTTAGCATTTCCGGCCCACGTACCCAATTTGTGTTGTTGCGGCAATGTGTTCCAAAGATGCTCTATTCCAACTTTCCACGCATGCTTTGCAGCATCGCTATCTGGTAGTTTAAAAAACCACTGATCTCTCGGAGAGTGTATCAGTGACATCGGTTTAACCTGAAAGTCAACTGGTTTCCACCCCGGGTAAACAATGCTGTTTAATAGCTCTATTGTAAGCCATTTAACTTTTTTGTCAACCACTGTGCTGTTCATAAAGATTCTTTCTTTATCCTGGCTCAGCCCTTCTGCTTTCTTTAAAAAGTTTTTAACTGCATGTCCTTGCTTGGTCAGCAACTTAACGCAGCTTGGATCCCAATAAAATAATTCATTGTGATCCCACTCATCATTCTTTGATTGTACAGCACTACTTACTGCATTGTCAACCGAGTCTGTGAATTTAAAGTAATAATTTTTTCCAAACCCGTGTACCATTGGTTTTTCGAGCCCGTAAATGAATCCTACCCGTTTTCCACTTTCTATTAAACGCATCCAGTGCGGAACTGTTTGTTTAATTACTTGTTTTACTGCCGAGTTAGGGTTAACAAAATTGTTTAACCCGTATACCCATTCACTTGCGGATTGCTTACTAAAATAATCTACAGTAGGCTGAGCAATGTCAACTAATGTGTGCTGCATCCACGGCTGCTGCTGCTTTGCTACAGAAACCTTTGGTACCGCTACATTGTAAATCTCACCATTTAACCAATCTTCTTTGCTTCCAGTGGCAGCAAAGTTCACTAGACTTGCACATTCGTCTAGCCTAATGTTGTTGGTTACGAACGTATGTAGTATGTTGTCTGAGTCGCTACCACCGCTGTACCACAAAACCAAATAATCGTATTTGTCTCGAAGCTGTTGGGCTCGTTCGCGATACAACTCTTCTAAACTCTCAATTGGTTCCACGGACCAGTCATGCAGCCCGAACTCCACATCATTAAAATGCCAACTAACTTTTTGATTAGTCCGGATACTAAATTCGATTGCTTCTAGCTTACTGTAGAACTTTACTGACCCTACTAGATAGTACCCAAATTTATCCTGCCTATTATTCATAGCCCAATGTTATATACTTTTTCAAAATTCTTAAGCCCATAAGACAAGACTTTGTTACGTTTGTACTCATCTGGTACTACTGCCCACATATGCTCTAATCCAGTACGCCAGTTTGCAATCTCGGCAGAATGTTCCGACATACCATAAAACCAATCGTCCCTGTAGGTAAAAACAATAGATATCGCTTTGAACTGATAGGGTTCAAGTTTCCACTTAGGATACACAAGTTTATTAACCATATTTAAATCAAGCCATCGAACTTTTTTGTTAATAACTGTGAAGTTCCCAAACGCCTTGTCGACCCTGTTGTCGGTTAACCATTCCTCGTCGCCTGTGGCTAATTTTAAAAAATTTTTAATCACATGAGCCTGTTTAATCATTAACGGCACACAATCCGGGCTCCAATAAAACAACTCAACGTTTTCTCGAGGATCGTTATTACGCTGCACTTGCGGGCTTACTACGCGGTCAAACATATCAAAGAATCGCACCTGATAACCAGACGACGACCAAGCAATACAAGGTTTATCAATTCCGTATATAAATCCAACTTTTTTACCACTGTCCATTAACTTTACCCATTCAGGGACTTTAAGTCTCGAGTCTTGACTAGTCATGCTGTAGGGATTAAAGAATGCGTTCATATTATACGCCCAGTCTATGGATTTTTTATCTTTAAAGAAATCCATGGTATATGCCGGGACATCAACTAAGCGGTGTATTAACCAAGGTTGTTTAACCTTGACTTCTTCAATTTTCGGAACTGTTACTTTGTAAATTTCCGCATTTAATCTATTTGTTTGGTTGCCAGTTGCTTCGTAATTAACTGCTCCAACTACTTCGTCTAGTTTGATATTGTTATCAACGAACGTATCCAGAATATTTGTGCTGTCGGCGCCACCGCTGTACCACAAAACCAAATAATCGTATTTGTCACGAAGCTGTTGGGCTCGCTCGCGATACAACTCATTCAATGACTGTGTAGGTTCTACCTTCCAGTTGTATGCACTAAATGCCTGGTCGTTAAAGTTCCAATAAACTTTTGATTGGGTCTTTGCTGCAACCTCTAATGCTTCGACTTTGCTGTAGAATTTTAAATTATCAACAGTATAAAATCCGTAAGCATCTTGTCTTGATGTAGGTGTAAAGGACATTGTTGGTAGGAGTGGCCGGAATCGAACCGACATTGGCCAATTATCTGTTGCACACGGGATATAAATCCGCTGTTTTACCGTTAAACTACACTCCCACTAAATCAGTGAGTTATATGTATTCGTTTAAAAGTAAAATGATTCATATCTTTAAAATTTGGTGCGACTGGCCGGAATCGAACCGGCACGCCATTACAGCGTCAGATTTTAAGTCTGATGTGGCTACCAATTACACCACAGTCGCATAAGTTTTCTATTATAGCTGGTAAGTTTATTTATGTCAACTTGCCTAGCATTTTTATTTTGGTGCGACTGGAGGGACTCGAACCCCCGACCTACTGGGTAGAAGCCAGCTGCTCTAATTCCACTGAGCTACAGTCGCATGTTTGGTGCGCCCACTTGGATTTGAACCAAGGGCCAAAGGATTATGAGTCCTCTGCTCTTACCGCTGAGCTATAGGCGCGAATACTTATTTACACAAATTGTAGCATAAAAATCTATTAGGTCAAGTTCTCTTTTAGAAATTTTTTAACTCTCTCTTTTGACCTGTTAGCAGCATCGCCGTTGGGTTCATATCGGCAGGTTGCCCCAAAGTAACAACGGGCCGCGCCAGTGAGATGACCATCGAACATGTGATGTGCATTTTGGTAAAAGTAAAACTCTACTTTACTAAAGTTTTTTGATTGGGCCAAATCCTGGCACTGCGAAACAGGGGCCCACTCATCTGCTGTTCCAATATGCACTTGTATTGGCACAGGCACCGGAGCATTATCTTTAATAAAAATACAATTAGGATAGTAGGATATCGCTCCATTGAATACCGGGCGATCATTTACTGTGTTTGCTAGCAGTGCCGTTAGCCCACCCACCGAAAACCCAATAACTACTATTTTTCCATTGCTCCACTGTTGTTGTTTTACCCAGGTCCCGGCACTTTGAACGTCTGATACAGCATCAAACGAATATCGTGCGGTTTTGTTGGTCCCGCATATTGATGAATACCCACGAGAAGAAAAAGAATCTACAATAATTGTATTGTATCCTAGATCTGCGATGTAGGATGCCCAGTTGCGATAGTGTTGCCCTTGCGGACCATCGCACCCATTTAGAACTAGCACGGTGCCACGCTTTACATCTTCGTTGACATTTAGTGTTAGATGCGCCGTGTGACCGTTATTTGGCACTGGTACTGATACTGTAGAGCAGCCAGCAAGTAATGCACTTAACAGTAACCCAAAAAGTTTTGTCATACTCTACTGTAGCACAACTTTGATTTTTACTGTTGTATGATCACAACACTCTATGGAAATCTTTGTCAAGCCACAGTGTAACTAAATCTGTTTGCTTTACATAATTGTGTACGTTTAGGCTTTCTTTTGCACGATCGCTAATAACATTAAGTTCCGCTAGCGTATGCCACGTTGTTGTTTTAGGGTCCAGTGGTTCACTTGCTTTGTAGACTGCTGCATATATCCACGGCTCATTTTGCGGCCTATAAAAATATGCATCTCTGCAATCAAACCCATTTGCACCTAACATGTACATGAGATTCACAATGTCGTAATTATGATATGCCCCATTATGGCTGTTGACTTGTATTTTGTTGTACTGATAGAATGTAGATACCGGAATACTTAATACCAACATACCATTGAGGTTCATTTGTTGATTCCAATACTTGAGTGTTTGCATTGGATTTACAGCATACTGAAAACTATCGTGACTCCACAGCAAATCGCATTTACGTGGAATTACAATGTCGTCTTCAAAGTCTTTTTGAAATAGATGCACGTTTGGTAGTGCAGCAACATCAGCGTCAACTTGTGCTATGTTTGTATCAACTCCATAGACAAGATAGTTACGTGGTTCAGGAGGATCTTCTCTTGAAGCAAGTGTTGCCCACCACTTTACATCTAGGCCAGAGCCGCACCCAAAGTCTGCTACAACGTTTATACTGTCAAGAAAACTATCATACTCGTATAGTAGGTTTAAAACGTTTTGACTATGGGCGTGACTATCATGTGGATTCTTAAACGCCATGTTTTAATACTTCGAATATAAGTTTTTCTTGTAGTCTGTTTAGCTTAGGGGCGAGTATTTTGCAAGTTTCTGCAATCTCTTCTTCTGTGCCCCATGCAATTAGATTGTTTAGCTTCCCTGCTATTATTTCACACTGGTCTTTTTCCAGTCTAAAATCTACTGCATTGTGTTTTGGGCGGGCCCGCATACACAAATAAAATTCGTTTAATAAATCTATTGCGTGTGCTCTAATGTCCATTATTGACTGATGACAATATCTTCCATGCCCGCGGTTCTTAATCGCACAACATGGCCCATCATGAAGTTTTTGCTTTCTAGGCCTTTCATGACGCCTAGCCATTTATTTCTGAGTAATGCTACTTCGTTAATAATGGTTTCAAAATCAACTACTTCATCTTCGCCATCTACGTACTTTTCAGCATCTCTTGAAGTTAGTGCCCTTTGATACGCTTCAAGATACTTTTGAAAGTGTTTGCGTCGAATCTTGCGTAGTTGTATATTGAGGTAGTTTAGCACTGCCTCAATCTCTTGTAGTTGATTGAAGCGATGCTCAGTAATACCCGGAAGATTACTAGCAGCACGTTCTACATTACCGCGAATGTTTATTTCTCCCTTTGCGGTGAGAAGCTCACGTTCGTAATAATCGATGAACCCAGGAATCTCGCCCAGGTTAGCCACTATCTTGTTATACCACATGCTTAGTTTTCGTAGTCAGTGTAATCTTCGTCTTCGTCGTACTCACTTGAGTACTCTTTGAATGCTCTGCTTAATGCAGCATCCGTGCTTGCAAATTCTTTAAGGTCTAGATCGTTTAAAACGTCGACCATAATACTCATCAAGTTGTCAGCAACCTCTTGCCTGTCCTTTTGTGAGATGTACTGTTTCATGGTAGTGTACACTTCACTTAGTACTTCAACTTCAATACTCATTTGATTTCCTTAACCTTGTTAATTGAACTATTTTTCGTTCCATCTTTAGCCCGGCGCATGCAAATACACATAACGGCCTTGGCTGGGTATTTATTTCGTTTGCAATGTCTAGTTGTTCAGTTTCTTGTATAGTATCAAACCCAATTGGCTCAAATCTATCATCAAACGGATCAAAATGACAGCACAACGTATACTTGCCACTTGCTGTAATATATAGTCCTGGCGCCTCTAGGTGGGCACAATTCTTTGTTGTTAGTTTTCGTTCAGGCGTTACTCTAAAGTTAAAGGTACTATCTTTACTCCAGGGCTCTAACATATATTGCTCGCCTGTTTGATAATTGTACGCTGTTTCAACGTTACGCACACCCTCGATTAGTTCAAAATCATCGAATCCCAATTCTTTAGCCATTTTAATGCAGGCATTGAGTTGATGTTCGTTATGCTTAAAGGGGATAAACTGCCAAACTGCGTGACCACCAGCTTGAATAAAGGCTGTGGCGTTTGCAATTATTTTGTTAAAGTCTGTGCCTTGGCGGTATATCTCATGCACACCTGCTAGCCCGTCGATACCAAACCACACTTTGTGATTTACGTTTGCTAACTTTTGTCCCATCTCGGTCCACCATTCAGTGTTACGTAAACTACCGTTAGTGTGTATCTGGATGTACTGAACTTTAGGTGCTACCCACTCTAATATTTCATTTAGTTCAGGATGAATTGCAGGATCGCCGTAGCGACCACAGAACTGAATGTCACGTAAGTTTGGCAACGCTTCAACTGCTGCCTTTAACTTGTTTACATCTAGATTCTGTGGTACTAGGTTATCTTTGAGACCGTAACCGTTTTTGTTCCGAGCACAGCTAGGACACCAAGCATTACATTTTGAGCTTAACTCAACGTGTAAGCTCTTGATGTCCTTTAACAGCATTACTCAGCGGCTACAGAATCTTCTTCAGGTGCATCTTCAGCAGATGACTTTTTATCGAAGATATGTGGATTAGCAGTAATGTCTTTCATCACTGTGTCTAAACAACCGTCATCATTACGTTCCCATGCTTTGCGGAACTTCTTGATAATCTCGCCTTCGGTTGTTGTGTAAACAAGACTATTGCCTTCTTTCTTCAACAGCTCTTTGGCTTCAATCAAATCAGTTAGGCCCGAGTATGGGTTCATACCTGTTTCGTATGGAATCTTAACTTGAACTGATTCAAAAGGTTTAGCATAACGTGTTTTCATGATCTTACATGCAGCACGAATACCTTTTACTTCTGAAATCTTGTTACCGTCTTCATCTTCTTTCAGCTTGAGCTTACGCATAGCAACTACAATAGAGCTAGCGTAGATAAAGCCTTGACCACCAGAGATCTTGTCATCGGGGTCAAACATGTCTTGACTTGCGTAGGTGTGGTTAGTTGCCACTAAGCCAATGTTTAGATCGCCAAACATGTTTACACAGTTACGAACAAGTGCTGTAAGTGCTTTAGGCTTACGACCCAAGTCACCTTTCAAATCACCAGCAGTAAACTGGTTAACGTCTGTTGGAGTTAGCAACATGCCTAGCGAGTCAAGTACAAACAAGACCTTTGGTCGTTGATCTTCTGGTAGTGTTTTGTATTCTTTAACGAACTCGCTAATCATTTTAGCAACGTCATCAATCATTGCCATGTTTAGCTTTAGTAGCTTGTCATCACTAGTATCTACGCCGAGGGCGTGGAGCCATGCTTCGTCAAGTGCGTTCTCAGTATCAATGAGAATAGGATAAATGCCCTGTTCCTGTGCATTCTTGACCAAGTTACCCGAACATATGTAGGACTTACCAGCGCCTGACTCTCCAGCAAACACTGTAACCTTTCCCATCGGTATACCACGGTTAAAATCCCCGCTAATAAGGTAGTTAAGAGCGAAGTTGTTTGTCGAGATCCAGTCCGTTGGATCGTTAAATCCAATGCTGATCCCATCAATGCTTTTTGTAATGCTTTTACGAAATTTACTTACGTCGAATGGTTTTGTTGCCATATTTTGTTCCTTGAAATAGAAAAGCCAAGTACGGGGCCTGACGCAGTTTATCTATCTGCCGGCTTTTATCTTCGTACTTGGCTTAATGCAGATTACTGCTTACGGTTGCGAATCATCGCTAGGATGTCTTCCGCACGTTGGCTGCTTGGCTTTGCTGCTGCCGGAGCAACAGGTTCATCTGCTGCTGGTGCATCGGCTTCCCAAGGCTCAGGTTCTGCTGCTGCTGGCGCTGCTGGTGCTGCCACTGCTGGACGAGCTTGTGCAACAGGTTTAGCTGCTGCTTCGTCGCCAGTAGAACCAGTGCCTGCTTGCAAGCCTGCTGGCTTGAAGTAGTTGGCCCAACGATCTGCATCGTATGGTTGACCATCAACAGATGCTTCGAACATCTCTTTGATAACCTTCAACGCAGTTTCATCTGGCTTCTTAGGCAAGAAGTCGCTCAAGTTGTACAGACCATGCTGTTCAATTGCTGCTGCTTCGTCTGCTGTAAGAGCAGATTCTTTACGGCTCCAGCTAGATGTGCTGTAATCAGCGTAACCACCTTTGCTAGTTTTCTTGACAGAGAAGTCAAGACCAGCTTGGTAGTCAGTTGGCATACTATCCATTTCAGGATCCAACAATGCATTACGCACCAAGTTGAAAATCTGTGGGCTGATGATGAATCGACGGATCGGGTTCTCTGGATTCTTGTCATCGTTTAGTGGATTGTCGCGAACGAAACCTTGGAACAAGTAGCTTTTCTTTTTCCAGTACTTGCGACCCATTTCTTCCAAGTTAGGGTCCTTAAACCAAGTGCGAACTTCTGCAAGGATCGGGCAAGCGTCACCGTACATTTCAACGCAAGGTACTTGCACGATAACTGGTTTGCTATCTGCTTGACCTTTGATGCCAGCAAAAGGCAACTTGATCATAAGTCTTTCGACCCAGAAGAAGTCATTTTTTGTGTTTGCATCAGGAAGGAATCTTACGCGAGCTGTAGTGTTTTCTGGAATGTTCCAGTGAGCGTAAACGGCGCTGTCGCCTTGTGGTCGATTACCGCCAGTGCGGTTCTCTTGAGCTTGTAGTTTTGCACGAATTTCTGCTAATGTCATTGCCATGATGTATTTCCTTTATTAATAATTTAAGATGGTCTTTATATGTGCCTAATCATATAACAGCACAGTGGCTAGTATATGATAAAGTATTTACCTAAGTCAAAAGAAAAGGCACAAATTTTTGTGCCTTTGGTGAAACGTTTTTTGGCGTTATCTTACTAAGCCTGCTAGGCGTTTCATAAAGTCTAACGGATCCGTAGACTCAGCTACAGGCGGCTGCACTTGTTGGTCTGTGCCAGGTGCCGCCACTTGCTGTTGCGGCTGTTGGGTTGGTACCGGGCTTTGTGTTGCTGGTGTTGGTTGGGCAGGAGCTTGCGACTGAGCCAATTTTGCTTCAATGCGGCTAGCAACAATCTTCATACCATTTTGTTTCATCCAGCTCAGTACTAGTTGACGAGCATCAGCATCCGGTCCTTGCTCTTGCGAAAACTTTGTTAATTCTTGATCTAATTCGTCATCGTTAAACAAACGAATTAGAGCATGTCTTGCATCCACCCCGTCTTGGCCTACACGCAATGCAGTTGCCATAATTTTTTCTAACTCGGCGTACTCTTGATCTTGTGTCTCAAACGCATCTTCGGAGATTTCGTTTGCCCAGTTTTCAAAGTCTTCGCCCATCGGAGTATGAATACGTTCTTGACGATTCTTGTAGGCTTTGTACACATATGGCAACGCATCAGTGAAACGATCATCATAGATCTTCTTAACAAAGCGTTCACGTAGTGCATCAACATCCACTTCTTCTTCAATATCGTGCGATGGTACATATTCTTGTTTATATGTGCCGTATCCTCTGCGGCCACCTAAGTGCTTTAGCTTGTTCTTTAGTTCGCCGTAACGCTCAACTGCACTCTTTGCCATTTCGTCTGTTTCGGCGTCTTCGAATTGGCGGCGTTTAGCTTCACGAACAAAGTGAGCCATGGCTCCCATCTCTTTGCCCATTTCCATAATACCACAGCCCAACTCATCATCAACTGTGCCACCTTCGCTAACGTGGCGTGCCATTGCACGGGCAACGTGTAGGTTTTTAGTGTCTAGTAAGCGGCGTTCGCCTACATGGTTTTCAATAAACACGGATTCAATCTTGCGGCTACGATCGCCACGTTTCTCATCACTTACATTGTCACTGTGACGTACAATAATACGTGCAGGGCCCATTTCTTGATAGCTGCTGCGAGTTGTGCCCCACATACGGCTTTCAGTAACGGCTGCGGTAACATCAGTGTCAACAAACGTACCATCTGCTTTACTTTGTTGCTTGATATCGCGAATGTCCAAATTGCTCTTGTTAATATCACGTACATCAAACTTCATAAGGTTGCCACGGGCAAACTTACGGATGTTCTTTAAGAATTCAAACCATTGTTCTTGTTGAGCATCATCAAGTTGGTCTGTGATGTTCTTGCTAAAGTAAACTTTAAGACCATCATCGTCAACAATACTCATAGTAACGTTGCCGTAGTTTTTACCATTTGAATCAATGTAATCAAAGTTGAAAAAACGGGCCTTAGATGGATCGTTTGTACGTTTGGCGTTTTCGTCGCCTAAGTTCACGTTCTCAAAACGAGTACGGATCTTGTCAAATAAATTTTCTGCAATTTTGTCTAATTCACGCATGGGTTAAACCTGTCTATTTGTATATTTAGCTGAAGCTAGCCAGGAACGGCATAGGTTGTACATAATCCTCTGCTTTGTCCTTCATAGTTTCGTCTAAGTTGCTATCATAGCTTTGTAGTGCTTGAATAATACGTACAGCCAACATCAAGCTCATAACCAAATCGTCTGTTTCGCCCATTTTAGCTTCAAAGCTGCTGCCCGCTGCTACAAAGGTCTTAAGCTCAGATATTAGGTTTTTACTTGCAATGGTTAGCTTTTTGGATTCAATTAACGCCTTAACTTTTGCACACACTGCTAGCTTGGTTTTGTTGGTTGTAGTAAACCCTTTGCGATACGAACGTCCTTTACCCATTGTGCGTGGTTCACTAATAAACACACCCTTGATGTTTTCTTCGCCCATTTCGCTGATACTAATTAGTGCCGCTTCACCTAAGGTGTTGTTTTCAACACTGTAGTAAATTTCGGTTTCAGTTCCAATTTGGTCGTATATATGTTGTGTAATTTCTTTAAGAATAACAATCTGCCGCTGGATTGGTGTTTTGTTATGCTGCCATTCGCCCACTTGCATTAAGCTAGGAACTTCAATAACTTGTATTGCAGCAGGGTCGCCACCTGTTCCCAAGCTAGGGTCTAGTGCAACTACGTAAGTGTTACCCTTGGTTGGACGTTTATACCAACGCACCTGCCCTTGGCGCTCAATTGGGTCAACGCCTGCCATTTCAATTAAGGTAGCAGCATTAATAAGAGTTTCGTCATAAATCAAGAACTCGCAACCGTGTTCACGACGGAAACGTTCTTCACCGATGCGTCCAATTTCATCTGCTTTCCATGCTTCGTCCCGGTCCGGATGTTCCCACCAGTTAGCTTGGTAAGCACGGAAACCGTTTTGTCCAAGTGCTGTTTCGTTACCAAACTCATCAATGCACTTGTTGGCACCTTTCCAAATCAACGCAAATTGGTCTTCGTCACTGTTTGGTGTTGATGTAATAATCGCTTTACCACCAGTAGATAGTGTAGGCGAAATGGAAGTCCAGAATTCTGTAGCAATAGTAGGTCTAACGAATGCAAACTCGTCACAATATAGTAGCGAAATAGACATACCACGACCAGTTGTTTCAGTTGTGGTTTGCGAAACAATACGTGACCCGTTTTCAAATTCTAAGCTACCTTTGTTGTAGCTGGTACAACCTGCTCTAATATGATCGGGGCATAGTTCGTATGCATAACGGATACGCTGCATAATTTCCTGGGCACCAGTGTACTTGTGTGCAGCAATAAGAATTGTGCTGTCCGGAACAAACATAGCGTACCAAAGTAAGTACCCTGCTGCACTTGTAGATTTACCCGTTTGACGTGGCATCAAGCTAATTGAGAAACGATAGTTGTGATACGAGTCAATTAGTTTCTTTTGGTAATCAAACGGGTGATACAACATCTTACCTTTTGTGGGATGTTGAATGTAGAAGTAGTTGTCCATGAAATACTCTGGACCAGTAATCGGATCTGCACATCTTGCAAACTCAATGATTTGCTTTTCGGTGTAGCTGTCTTTTTTATGCGGCGTCTTTACGATCGTCGTTTCTAATGGTTTACTCATACATGTATTTACATAATATGTGCCGTTTATGTTAATTTGATTGACAAAAAAGGGCATTTCTGCTAAACTGAACAGGTTAAATACATTGGGTCTTTAACTTTTCGAAATGAGAACAATATGGCAGATACATTACTACTTAATGCAGACCACCAACCAATTAGCATTCTACCGCTAAGTGTTATCGGGTGGCAGCATGCTTTAAAATTGTACTTCTTGGATCGTATTACGGTTCTAGAATCCTACGAAGACCGCGTTATTCGCAGCGAACATATGAGTATCAATGTTCCAGCGGTTGCGGTTACAAAGGAATATTACAATTTTAAAAAGGGTGTGAAGTTCAGTCGCCATAACTTGTATTTGCGTGACCTATATCAGTGCCAATACTGCGGCGACACCTTTCACACTAGCGAACTAACTATTGACCACGTAATTCCACGTGCAATGGGCGGCGGAACAAGCTGGGAAAACTGTGTAACAAGCTGCAAGGCATGTAACAGCAAAAAGGGCCATAAGTTGCAGAAACCTCTGCGTATGCCTTTTATCCCAAGCTACCACAGCCTAATTAAAACCTGGAAGGATCGTCCATTCCACGTAGGCCACGAAAGCTGGTTGCGTTATTTGGGTGTTGACCGTAAAGTAGTCAACGGTTAATTACTACTAGGTTTAGAGAAAAGCGTATTGCCAGTGGGTGCAGTTTTGCCCACTGGCTTTTCGCCTGTTAGGTACGGTCTAGAGAACCACAACTGGAACCATTCTGGGCTACCAGGCTTGATGTGATGTTCGTGCTCTAACTGTTTCTTTTCCATCGCTGTGTCGCTAATGTTGCTGCCCACAGGACTCATTTTTCCACTAGGATTGTGGTTGCCAGCATGTGCAGCTTTATCACGAGTTTCTGTGATTCCTGCCAATTCCTGCATACGTGCCAAGTCGTGCATACCAACTGCGGCAGGATCATGTAACACTGCATCAGGAATTAATGACTCTTCTGCAGATGGTACATAATCAGCTGACGTAATTCGGTACTGTTTCATTAAACGCCGTACTTGTTTTTCTTTACTTTCGGTACAGCACTTAATTTATTAGTATCAGATAATTCCATACTGTTAAGGTTGCCACCGTTTAAGTCGTCCACGTTAGCCCCGGCAATTTTATATGCTTGAGCCAACATGTCTGCTTCTTCCTGTGTATATGGATGAGCAGTGTGTTTTTTTCCATAAAAGGACTTTGGATCCATGTCCACTAATGGAGTTTTACCGTCGCAGCTAGCAAGAGCTAACCCTAGTCTATAATGCGTATAGTCAGTGTTGTTATGCTCTTTGTCGCTAAACGTATGAATACCAGTGCTGGCTTCTTTATACCCTTTTGGTATTTTGCCAGCCCTGGCTTCAACGATAATTTCGTTTATTTTCATTTACGTAACTTCAAAGACTGGTAATCACGCATTAGTCGACGCCCCATGTCATCCATTGGATCCATACTTTCCAATGTTTGCAATGTAGGAGTTGCCATTGGGTTGTCACCAGGATATTCACGCTTGAACTGCTTCTTCTCACGGTTCATGTCATCGCCTTGATGTGTAATAACATCTTGGCCTTGATAACATTCTTCAGGAGTGTTAGCATACTGCTCTTCAGCTTCGTCCATTTCAATTTCAATTGCTTCTGGCTCTGCGGTTGCTAAACGAGCGTGGGCATCACTGTCGCCCATGCCTGCCATTTTTAGCATAGACATTAATTGGTCTGCTGCATCGCCGTCTGCTGTGATAGTAACGTTCTTGTTGCCATCTGTGCTAGCGTTTGTGCTGATGTTAACACGGCCTTGCTTTTGTTCCATGCCCAATGCTTCTTGCCCAATAGACATTTCGCAGTTCTCAGTTAAGCCAGCTAAACGTGCCAACTCATTTAACTCAGCATCTTCGAAGGTGCTCTTGTTACGCAAATCGGCTAGCAATTCGTCATCGCTGCCGTGACCAATTGCTTTATTAATACCGCTAGCAACAGAACCAACTGCGTCCTTGGCACGATCTAAAATAGATGGCTTGCCTTGTACACGGCTTGGTTCAAATGGTGCAGTAGGTTTAGCTAGTGCCATTGCATCTTGTGGAGCAAAGCTAGGACCTTTTGGCACTGCTTCGCCCATTAAACGCTTGCCATGGTTATGAATCTTTAGGAACGCTTCTAGCTTGTCGCTGCAATGTCCTGTTTTCTTAAAGGAATCAATGTCGGCTTGGATTTCGCTTAACATTTCTGCAATGCCAGAATCAGTTTCCTTCATCATTTCAGCAAAGTTAATGCCTTCGGCGATTTTACGCTTACGGCTTTCTTCTACTTTACCAGCATTGTGTGCTTTCCATGCTGTAGCATAAGCAATGCCTTTTTCTTTGTCTGTTAGTTTGCCGTCATTGGCGTAGCCGGCTTTAATGGACTTAACCATTTTTTCAGCTTTCTTGCCAGGAGGGGCAACTTCATTCTTAACGTTGTCGTACTTGTTAGTTGGCTTGTCTAAACGTTTAACGTGTCCAGGCTTGTTAGCTGGATTGTAAACAGACTTAGCTTTCTTTTCAGTGCCCTTGATCGTTGGGTTCTCTTCACGCTCTTCATCTAGGCCAGCAGCTTTACGACGACTACCAATAACTTCATCCTTTTCGGACTCAATCTTGCCGTCTTTGTCGTAGTCTTTGCTGGCTTTCTTAGAGGCTTCATCTAGTCCGGCTGCTTTACGACGACTACCAATGACTTCGTCTTTTTCAGTTTCAACTTTACCGTCTTTGTCGTAGTCTTTGTCGGCCTTCTTAGACTTTTCAAATTGCTCACGCAATTTTTGCTCAACGCCTTTTACGCCTTCAAGGATAGATCCTTTGGCTTCAACACTTTCATAAATTGATTGTGCTTCTGCTTTAACTTGTTGTTCTTGTGTAGGTTCTAATTTTTTAAAAATGTTTAGAACGTTGTACATTCCGTTACTGTTGCTCATCGTACTGATCCTTTTGGTGGTGTCGGTAATTTAACTTGTTTGCTGCCAACAGGACTATCAGTACCTGCAGGTGATGCGTCCATTGTTTTTCCGTCTGCTTCGCTCTTGGCTGCAAACTCATATGAACGTGAAGATAGCTCTTTTAGCATACTATCGCGGCGTGCCTGACCGACTAGCTCTTGACCACCAGCATCTGCTTTTAGTTCAGGTTGATCTAGTAATGCACCTTCGTGATCTTTGCCGTGAGCTTCAAACTCTTCATTGAAGTCGCGTTGGTTCTTGGGCCAAACGCACACGCACTCAGGGTTAATGCCAGCACGTTCTTTAATAAGTTGGCGTAATTGTTCTGGAGTGGTTGGGTACTTAATTGTTACCTCAAAAATCCAGCACTCGCATGCACCCATTTTAGGAAACTCTCTATGTTCCTGAATAGGCATGCTCTTAGGGCTGGATACGCTCTCCAATTCGTGAGCATTTAAAGCGTTTTTGATACGCTCCATAACGTCACCTTGTGGGTTAGTGCCTGCAATCTTAACCGTGTAGTCATACGACTTATTAAGATCAAACACATACTGTTGGTATGATTTCATTGCGAATTCCTCTATTGTATATTTATTGTTTCTTAGACTTTTCCAGGATAGACGCTAGTAAAGCATTACGATCTAGTAACATTCCCTTACCATCTTCTGGTTCTTCCTCAACTTTGCCAGAATCCTTTTGAACTTGGTGATCAAATTTGGCTTTTTGTAACTGTAACTGTATTTGCTTCAGCTTCTTATCCATTTTAGCTGTTTTAGCTGTGATGCTATGCCCTAGTAGCTGGCTTGCAGTTTGAAAAATAACCCCACCAAAGCGTGGGTCTACATTCATGCCTAAGTCTAGTAGGTCTTCTGCTTTGTCCTTTGCTAGCTTTGCTAACTCGTCAAGGTCTGCATCAATGGAATCCAAGTCTGTGATTCCCGGCAGGGCGGCATCAATTTTATCAATGGCTTCATCAACTTGTGTAATAATGTCGCGATTTTCTTCAATTACTTGTTTAACTTCGGCGCTAGTTGCACCTTCGCCAACTTCTGGTAAATTGAATAAGGATTCTAATTTTTTAGTCATAATGTATTTAACCAATATTTTCAGAGTGTATTTCGTCTTTGAACCATTTATGTATATTGGCGAAAACTTCTGCTTCTTGCCCGGTGTAAAAATGTGGGCCTGGCTCGGTTCCCGGATTTCCTAAATGCGGAAATCCGTTTCTAACTGTAATACTTGGTAGTGCTTGCATATGTTGCTTTGCTGCATTGTACGGGCACTGCTCAGTTTGATCATTTACATGATGCAATATTAATGTCGGAGTAGAAATTTTATCCGATTCAAAGTGTTGAACATATGCATCTTTATACATAATATCAGTTTCTTTAGTTGGCACCCAGGTTCCGTTGCTGATTACAATTTTTTGTATCACTGGGTCCTCACGCATTGCCAGGTAAGCAGCTTCCAATGCGCCGAAACTATGCCCAAAACACATAATCGGGATACCGGGATATTGAGTTGCTAGATAATCTATTGCTTTAGATAGCATCAACTGTCGATCTTTGCTTAGACGGAATTTAGCAGGCATTCCAGTTGTTTCAAAGTTTTTAGTTAACTCAAACACTGCCACTGATACATTCATTTTTAAGCACCAGGGTATTAGATAAAACGGAAGAGAGTATCTCTTAACTCCGCCTGGGATAAACAATAGTATGTATTCAGGGCGATCCACGGTATGCAACGTTAAATCTGTTTCGTAGTTCCCGGATAACAGGGGTATTCTTTTAAGCATCACATATTTAAAGAAAAAAGGCACCTAGGTGCCTTTTTTGGGGTAGTTAACGTTTATTGTTTTTTGATGCTATCTACTAGACCAGCAGTAAAGTAGTCTTGGTACTTGGCATAAACACCTTGTGTTGCTTCAGCAAAGCGAGCTTGTTCAGCTTCACTCATTTTAACAACTTCAATGCCGTCTGCTGCTGCACGATCTTGGACCAATGCGATGTCAGCAATGCTCAACTCACGTTCGTGGCGTGCTGCAACTAATGCTGCGTCAGCAACTACTTGTTGCAAGTCTGCATCTAGTGTAGCCCAGAAGTCGCTACCAACTAAGATGCTTGTCAAGAACAAGCTGTGCTCAGTGTGGTTAATAACTTTAGACACTTTATCTTGACCTAGTGCATAAACACGTGGGTAAGTGCTTTCGCCGATTGTGACATCAGCTTGCTCTAAACCAGTAGTTAGTTCTTCAAGTTCCATTGGAACTACGTCTGCACCAACTGCTTTGAATGTATCAATAGCAACTGGGCTGTGACTTGTGCGAACTCGCATACCACGTAGATCTTCAATCTTAGCAACTGCTTCGTTACCAGGAATGATGCGGAAACCACCTGAGTATGTGAACGCTAGTCCTTTGATCTTCTTGCTTTCTTGTAGGCTGTCTAGTAGTTGCTTACCAACTGCGCCTTCAAATACACGACCAGCGTGTGCGTGATCTTTGAACAAGAACGGTAGGTCTAATGCGAAGAAGTCCTTATTAACATTACCCAATGTGATTGTGTAAGTTTGGCTCATTTCGATTCGACCCGAATCTAGTAGGTCCACTAGTTCGTGTTTGGTAACTAGGACGCCGTCGTTATACTTCTCTGAGTATTCACTCATAGTCATAACTTCAATATCTAACTTACCTGGTGCCTTAGCTTCTACCTCTGCGGCAAATACCTTAGCCGCACGGATGAATAATTCGATAGGTTCGTGTGCAAGAACCCAGCGTACTTTAATTGCTTGTGTCATTTCATTTTCCTTTGTTTAAATTTAGCCACTTGAGTTTGCAGTGAGTTTAGATTGCTGTGGCCGGAGTGTGTAGTATTATTTAGCTATTTTATAATCAAACTTAGTTTGCATTTTTTTAACTTGTGACACAGATTGGTGATAGAACTGCTCCGCTGTTACACCATCAAATATCGGCGGGTGCATTGCCGATAATCTATATATTTCATGCAACCCAACTTGAATAGTTGCATCATTTAAAATTTTCGAGATTGCAATACGTCGAGCCAATGGCATATCTTTATGTGCAATTGTGATATTAAAAATGTAAGGTGCATCAATGCCCATCTCTTTTAATGTTTTAACCTGAGGAGCTTGGGGTAAACGGACCGGGCAACTTGCTGCAACCATTCTCAATTTATTGTTTTTAGTATGCAACGACTCGTAGGATTCGTACTTGTCAATCACAAATTCAACACCATTATTGCCGGCCATATTTACTAATCCATCAAAATTTGATTTAAAAATAATGTATCTAACATCAAAATTAAACTTTTCCCCCAATGCAAGTGCTGTCAGATGTGTTGCATTACCTAACCCAACTCCACCAACAACAAATTCAGATTGTTGAGCAAGGGGTTTGTTTGTTATCACTGCCCAGCATGCATTTCCGAATGCATGGACTGGGATATAGTCCCTCTCGTCTAGCTTGCCAGACAATACATTCTCAACATATGCTGGTGCAATAATTGCAAGACTATTTGCATCTAATGCCTTAACTGCAATAATCTGGTTACCCCCTGGCTTAAATTCCGGAACAAATTTATAAATGTTTTGATTTTCGTTTGCTGCCTCTATTACCCGAAACAATGCAGGTGTGCCCGAATGCCCGGGACTGTATGGTGAGTAAATTTTAATAGTCTCAGCGGCTTGAGCCGAAACTGCTATTAGTGCTGTTAAGATGTAAAATATATATTTCATAATATTAAGTTAGAACAATACTTTCTCGCATATCACCTATGCAATATGCATTACTGACACAAATTTTATATTCCCAGGACATTCCTGAAATTTCATTGTGTACTCCTGATAGTCCGGTTGCATTTAAGGTTAAAAATTTGTAGTCAATATTTTTGTAAAGATGCAGCATCCCTCGCATGAATGTCTTGTATCCTTTGCTGTCCTTAAAATTGTTAATCCAGTAGTCCCATTCTTGATAAACCGATCTAATCGGTTTGTCACATTGAAATGTTGATAAATCATAATCTGGGTAAATGATTCCTTTAATTAACGATTCATACGCAGTACGGTTACTTGTTCTTCGTAACCAAAATCTATCAAACATAAACCAGAATCGACGATTTTGAGGGACCTCAAGCCATCTCTTTATTAAATGACATTGTTTTGCAAGTAATTGCATTGAGTTTGGGTGCCAGTAAAATAGTTCAACCTCGGTGTTTGTGTAACCATTATTTACTGCGGCCGGTGTAGCGGAGTGAGTAGCCCTATCTACAAACATTAAATGCAATTTGTTATCTTCGATGTACACCCGAGGTTTATCAATACCAAACAAAATGCCAATCCGCTTACCCTTGTCGAATACATTTAAACTGTCTTTTTGGCTTGCATGAGTGTATCTTACTACACACCCAGGAGTAACATAATCGCCGCACCAATGTATAAAGTTCTCGTCCCATGTTAGATTTTCATCAATGATGTCCGCACTGAAATCGTGTACAGTTATTTTTGTATTTGGGCTAGCCGTCTTTAACCATTTTAGCAAAGGTAGTGCTGCAAATTCAAACTCGCTAAATTCATTACTGGCACTGTAATTTAAATCGTTTGTACCAAAGTTACTGGTACCGGTGGTAGCATGTCTGACAAAAACTTCATCAACGTGTAGCCCTTGATTAATAAAAGCATACAACATTGTTGTGGAATCTGCGCCGCCGCTACAATTTAAAATAAGGTAATCGTACTTCTCTCTTAGCTCACGGGCCCGAGCATTATAATATTCTCTTATATCGCCAGGGGGCTCATCAGTCCAATTAAAATTACCGAACTCAGTATCATTGAAATTCCAGTGTAAGTCATCATGAGATAGCCCCATCTTGGATCCACTAAGCAATGCACTTGCTTTGTCCCAGTATATTTTATTGCCGATTTCGTAAAAGCCGAGAGTCGGATCTCGTGCCAGAGTTGTGTGATCAATTTTTATCATTTATGATGAGGTGAATGTAGGTGAGATAGCGAGAGCAGTAAGGTTGCCTTACTTGTGGTAAAGTATTTACTGATTTATTTTCCTTGATGGAAAATTTCTTGTTCAGTAACTACCCTAAAAACAAGCCCTTGGTTTTTACACCATGCTCGAGCGGCCTCCCACTTGGCCATATTTACAATAGCTGCGGCTTGTGCTTTAGTACTCCGGCCAGCAGCTTCAAGGGTTGTTTCCTTAGTGGGTTTTACTTCAATGACTTCTGCATGCTTTTGTCCTGTCTTATCTGTATAGATAATCAAAAAGTCAGGAACATAAATTGTGTTTCTGTTAGTCAATGGGTTTCTATAATTGATATGTATAGCTTCGCTAGCCCACTGTAGAATTGCAGGATTGTTGTCACAAAACTGCATGAATACAAATTCCCATCCGGATCGGTAAGTCGGCGTTTTATTGCCCACATACTTTTCAGGGTTCTTCATTTGGAACTTGCCATTTGCATACTTACTCATGGTAAAATTGATCGGTTAATATATTTATTTGTAATTGGCTGATTAGTAATACCTAGATAACTAGTGCCTTTTCTTTGCATGTTTAGGAACATAACTAGGTAGGCATTAAGCTCGCCTTTTGGCAGCTTAGTAAACTCTTGCAAAGTTTGCATAGGGTTAACGCCTTGGCTTTTGCTTGTGTAGATAACCGCACTGGCCAATGCCTTGGCTGCTTCTGAGTTAAATGATACAGATTCAAAGTACGACAAGATTGCTGCATCAACGTTTGAGCTTACCACAAACGTTGGATCAAAATAGTTGTTAAAATATCTATTAGGGTCAGTGTTATCGTTAACTGATTGATCCACTGCCCCTAAGTTTGTCATTGTTCCGTTTGCCATTAAAAGTCCCAATTCTCAGAATCATTTTGATTTGTTGCACTGTCGGTATTATCTTCGCCCATCGATAGATTATTTTCTTGTGCTCTAGCTTCAGCATCGTTTGCAATCTGTGCAGCAATATCTGCAGGTGTTTCTATCGGTTTATTAAGTTGATCAGCTGTAAATACCGGGACGTTGCTAGATAGCAATGCTGGGTTAGTTGGCATGTCTGCATCTGCATATTCATTTGCAGCATTCTTGTCATTTAATGCAACATTAGAAGCACCTGACACAGCATCAGGGTTGTCTAAATAGCTATCCATGTATGTGTTTGCTGCACGATTTGGCATGTTGCTTATTTGCGTTTCGGCTGCGGTTTTGCTCGGGAGAGTGGATACTGATTCAACTGCTCCTGTTTTTGGATCAACTTTCAGCAATTTATTCAACGCACCAGCACCAGCAACAAGACCCCCGACTGTTGCTAATGCACCTAGCCCGCCACCTTTACCAAGTAACACACTTGCACCTAGCCCGCCGAGTACTGTTCCTGCAACGCCTAGCCCAATAGACGAACCAACTTTTTCCCCGTTGCTGGTTGCACCGTTTGCTCCGTTACCTGCACTACCGTTACCAGCTTTGCTGTTTTTGTTGTATTGATAAATCGGACTACCGTCTGCTAGATTGCCGCTGTTTGGCACAAACAATCTATTCAAAGGGTTGTTACCACGTAACATATCTGTGCCCATTTGCGTAAGTTCTGCTTTAGCCACCGCAGCTAAGTTTGTATTCTTAAGATTTTGATATCCACGGAACGCTTTAAAGAATGCACTTGCACTGCCGCCTTCTTTGCCAAGGTCGCTTACCACATCGTTTGCTGTATCCAACAAGCCGCCCGGGCCAATGATACTCTTTGTACCACCACCAGCAGGGGTCAACGGGCTCGGGCTGTTGTCATAATGAATATCAGCAAAACCTTGTACTGTATTTTTACTTACCCAACCTGCACCGTATAACACAGTTTCAAACGACAATGTCATTTCGTGTTGCAATGCGTCACTAGAACCGGCTGTATGCTGCCCGTGTTTAAAGCTGGTAATAATTGGATTGATTAGTGTGTATTCCGCAAAACGCTTTTGACTCATGCTATAGATGCGTACTGCGTTAATTGGATGTGTGTTTGGCGTTTTAGGTGAATAACCCCAGTTGTTATTTTCTCGTGGAGTATACTTTGTATTTTGTCTGTACCCCGGGTTAATAACACCATCGGGTCCTTGGTATCCTAAATCGGTGTCACGGTAGAAGTGGCTAAAATACTGGAACCATAATCCACGAACAACGTCTGCATGATCGTCATGGAACTGAATGTTGATTGGGTCGTACTTGATTTTTGTTTGTACAATATTTGGTTTGTTGTAGCTGTTAAGAGTTTTAGCATCAATTGTAAACTTTGGCAAGTCTACCATTTTTACTAGCATGCCAGCTTCGACTTGTTGGTTGCGACCAAACTTAGCTGAAAACTCAGGTGCTAAGTCAAAGAACACATGATACAAAAATCCCTGGCGAGGTGCCAGCTTGAAGTTGTCCCCAACAAACAACTTACTAGCGTGTTGGAAATCCTTAATTTGGTCGCCTTTTCCAACTTCTTGTAAAAACTGATTAATGCTCATAGTATCCTCTTATAAACTATTTAGCCATAAAAAAGCCCGGTCGAAACCGGGCTTGAGTTTGTCATCTGGTATTAACCAGTTACCATTGTTCCCAATGTACGTCCGACTAGTGTACCAACACCAGTACCAGTTGGGGTTTGCACGGCATTGTCAAAACGCAATGTTAATGCAATCTGTACAGGATCATTGGAGCTGTATGCCATATCGCCGTAATCAACTTGACTGATCATGCAACCATACAATTCCCATGTCTCTAATACATTCGGTTCATTAGCGCCGTTGCCGCCGTCTAATACTTCATAACGTAACAAGAACTTATAGTCGATACCGGAAGCTGCTGAACTTTGTTCTGCAAAGTCGAATTGCTTTTGAATCTGCTCGCCAACCATTCTGCTAACGTTGCCTGCGGCATCGTCACGTAAGTTAACTGTAGTTTCTTGCCATTCTGGCTTGCCTTGCAAATAAACTTTACTGTTATAAACATCCAATGTGATTGGGTTAAAGTTTACGCTTGGACGCTTAATATCCACGACTTGTTTTGTTAATTCTACTCGTTTGTCAGCACTTACACCAAAGCCTTCGAATGTCGCACGGAAGCGATATTTTAGTTTTGGCATCAGCAAACCTTGTGCAGATGCACTTTGGTTAGTTGCTAATGGTACTGTTAATCTTGTTAGTGACGATACTGCCATCTTATTCTCCTGTTAAGGTATTTACCTAATTTTTGGTAAGTTAACGGGACCGTTATGGCCCCGTTATATACCTACTTTATGCGCCTAATTTAGCGACTTCGCCTGGGTTGTATAAGCGAATTGGAATGTAGATAAATTCAACATCCTTCATTGGCTCAATAGCAATATCCACATACAACTCATTGCGAGCAATACGCTCTGGTGTGTTGTTGCTTTCGTCGCAAACTACCAAGTAGTCGTATACGCCACGCTTGCTTACCAAGTCGTTAACAGCACCGCTGATGATAGTCTTTAATTGATCACGAGTGATCTTGTCGTTTGGTTCAAACAAGAAGCCGTTACCAACGCTAGCAAGGATAGTACGAATGTAGTTCACTAAACGAGCTACGTTTACACGATCCATTGCACTTGCAAATGGGTTACGAGTCTTTTGGCCCCATACAACTAAACCTACGCCTGGCAAGTTAGTGATTGGGTTAATCTTGTTTTCATACAAGCTGTCACGTAGACCTTGGTTAACACCAATTGGGTTATACTCGCCGCTTGTAGAGTCAATATATCCAACGCTTGTAGCATTGTCTACCATACCACGACGTGTACCAGCTGGAGCAAACCATGGATAGCTCAAGTTGTCACTGTGTAAGAATGTACGCAATGCAATATGGCTCGGTGGCACTACAATAGTGTTACCTTGCACATCGTTAGTTTGTGCAGCACCTGGGTAGTAAACACCTAGGTACGGATCGTTAGTTGTTAAACCCGTTGCATTATCAGTGTTGTTGCTCCAGTTCACTAAGTCAATAGTGTTAGGTGCTAAACGGAATGGTGTGTCACCGATAATGAATGCTGTGTTAGCACGATCATTGTTCAATGCAACCATGTTGCTGATCAACTCTGGATAACCAGGAGCTGCAATCAAGTTAAATCCATATTGGTCTTCACGTACTGCTGAGTTTCCATCAACTGCTGCCTTCAATGCACTAACAACCATATGGCGTTGTGCTTGACGACCTGCATACATGCTGCCATTGTCTTTTAGACCACTTGCACTTACCCATGCACTTGGTACTGATGGTAACGAAGCATTTGCAAAGTTAGCTTCAGTGAAGTACTCGTTAACAAAACGCTTAACGTTATAACCGCTGCGACGAGTGTTAAACAACATTGTACCACGTGGGTATAAACGATAGTCTGGAGCATCTAAGTCAATGTTATCGCTTGTTAGCAATTCAACAACAGATGGCATGCTGTCGCTGATCGGGTCAACGTTGCCGTCTGTGCCCCAACGTGCATCAGCAAATACAATACCGTTCTGGCCAATTTGGTCAGTGTTGTCAATCTTGGCCCATGTTGTGCCAGTATAACGGCTCAATGCTGGCCAGTTCTCTAAGTCGCTTGTGTCTAACCACAAGTCACCAGCTACTAGAGCTGAACTGTCTGTTTGAGTAGTTGGCTTGCTTGCACTAACAATAACACCCAATGGGTCTGTTAAGCTCAAATCGTATCCACGAGCATCGCTTAATTCATTTTGGTAACCTTTCCAACCTGTGGTTGTGTTAACCATAATGTCAACTTCTGTTGCAGAACCATAATACCACAATGTACCATCGACTGGGTCTTGTGTTGGCTCAACTACGCTGAATGTATATGTTAGAGGTTCCCATGTGCTTAACTCTAATTCGCTTGCTGCGTTACTTTGTACACCTGTTACTGCCAATGTAAAGCCTGCATCTGCTACTGGGCTACCAGTTACGTTAGCTAAACGGATTACGCCACCGTACTTGTGTGTTAAGCTGATTGCACCTGTAGTTTCAACTGCTGCTGTAACTTCAGGGATGTTTGCTGCCAATACAGCAGAAACAAACGCTGCACGGCTTGTACCACTTAATGTAACAGTGTATGCAGTATATGTAGACTCACCAATGGATGTAGTATACAAAGTGAATGCATTGTTTAATGTAAATGGGTTTGCAGTATCTGTTACTTCTGCAACGATTTTAGTTGCGCCAGATACACGGCGAACGTATGGCTTAAATGTTACTGTACCGTCTGCACTTGTGTCAAAACGTGTATAGATTGTACCAGCAGCAATGTTAAAGCCGCCTGCACTTGGATCCATACCATAGATTGCATCAGATGGTGTGTTGTACAACGGAGCAGCTTGGGCAGTCCAAGTATCTGTTCCTGCACTATATTTCTTAATAACAACATCTGCGCCGCTACCAATTGCACTAGTCTTAATGTATACGCTACCTGTTGGACGTGGTGCTGTGTCTGTGCTTCTCCATGCTGGAATAGCAACATAAGAACCATAGCTAACTGTTGGACGATAGTAAGTACCGGCAGCAATACCTAGGTTGCTCAATGGAGTCTGTGTTGTGTTTGCAATGATAACCTTACCGTCTGCAGATGCAGATGGGCCACCACTCTTAGCTAAATCAGTTGCTAAAATTTGCAACTTACCGTTAACTCCGCGGGCTGTAACACCAGTGATAGCTGCTGTGTTAATAGCAGTAACAATGTCGCTTAGACTCTTGTCAACACCAGTAGCACCTACAGTAACGTCAACACCGTTAATACGCAATACAGCGGCTGGTGTGGACATCGGAACTTCAACTGGACTAGATACAGAACCGTTAGCACCAATAATAGTTGCTTGGTCTACCATCCATGTGCGGTCACCAACTTTAGCCCAAGAGTTATCAGATAACTTCTTGAAGATATTCCAAACGTGACCAGTATATGCGCCGCTGTTAGCAGGGCTTAGAGCTGCTGCATATGAACCAATGTCGCCTACGCTTGATGTTGGGTAATTAACACCACTAACGTTAGTCAAGTTAGAAGCGTCAGTGATAACTAATAGAGATTTCTTAACGAATGCACTTGCTGTTGCATCCCATTCGTTTAGACCCCAATCTGTGTCTAACAAATCAACCCAGTATGTGCCATCGGCGACAATACCTGTTGGACGGTTAGAAGTTGCATTTAGTTGAGCTAGGTCAATGTCTGCACGGATAGCGTACACACGATTGCTAATGCCTAGTGCAGAGTATGCAGCCATTAAACCAAATTCGTTACGTTCATCACCGTGTAGAGCTGTTCCAGCACTACTTTGTTGGAATACAGGATAACCAAAAGCACTTACCAACTCACGTTGGCTAGCATATGCTTGTAATTTACCGGCATTTGCCTTTGTAGTACCTGCGGCTACTGCGCCTGCAGGATTTGTTTTGTCTTGAGCTGTTGCCAAAACAACCAATGGTACAGAACCAACTGCGCCTGGTACGTATTGACTTTCGTCGGTTACACTTAACTGTAAACCTGGAGATACTAGTGCCATAATCATTTTTCCTTTATGTTACACGATATCAATATTTACCAGGGTTTGGATAAAATGGGCCGTTATGGTGCCCTTAATTAAGGTTTACCCATAAATACAGCATGACTCAACGCCCTATGTGCCCTGTATGTAACGCTAGACCCGTTGCTATCAACTGCAAGAAGAACGACATTACGTATTATCGCAAACTGTGTGATAGCTGTCTGCGTAAAGGTAAAAGGCTTGCACCCAAAAGGCCAGCATGGGCATTAAGTGGATACAAGAAAAAGCCGCACTGTGAGAAATGCGGCTTTGTTGCTAAACATTCGGAACAGTTAAACGTGTTCCATGTCGACGGTAACTTAAAGAATAACGATTGGGTTAATCTAAAAACAATTTGCTTAAACTGCTCAACGGAAATATCCAAGAGCAAGTTACGTTGGAAAGCAAGTCTTACTCCACCTGAGCTTTGAGCTGTGTGTATAAGTGATCAATTGAACTGTTGTTGTCAATGATTGCATCAAAGTTGGTTCCTGCCCAGCTATACTCGCTTGCATGAATTCCATTAAGTCCTAACCACTCACGTGCTTTGTTGTCACCGCGGTTAGCAGATTCTGCAATGCTGTACCAGTGCGGGATAATGCCACGCTGCACCCATAGCATTTTTGCACCTTGTGCTTTTAGCCCTGTAATTTCGTTAGGAAAGCGGCAATCTGTGATAACAATGTTGTCTTTGCTGTTACGCAATTTGTTCTCTAAGCTAGCAATCCAGATGTCATCATGGAAGTGTGCTCTAAGAACGTTTGTGCCCCAGTTTTGTAAAACCCAACGTGGAGTAATTGGCATGCCCAGTCGTTGAGTCCACCATAGATCAGTTTCTTCCCGCCACAATCTACTTTGATCTGTTCGGCCTTCTAGCATATCTCTGTCCCAGCCAAATATCTTAGCAACAGCATCCTTTAATGTTGCTGCAAATGACTCTCGCTTAAATCCGTGAAAGTTAACTAAGTAGTCTGCTGCTGTATCTTTGCCCGACCCTATTAAACCTGTAATACCTATAATCATAAAAAATGCCCCAATAAGGAGCATTTTTACATACTGCATTAGCAAAGTCAATTACATTAGGAAGATTTGACCATTGCACATACTCAAAACATCACCAAACAATAGTTGCATATCGTAGCCCAATGTTTCAGCAGCTTGCTTTAAGTCTTCTTCACCACGTGCTTTCATTTGACTTTGGTGACCAAATGTATACTTGCCGTAACCTATCTGTGCAGGGAATGGATTTAGGGTAACGGTGCCTGTTTGAATATACTGTGCAAACATCTCGTATATGAATTCGTATGGACGTTTGATTTGATTTTCACGGCTGCTACGCTGTGTCCCAATGGCATTAAACAATGCATTGTATAAATCAGACCGCATGTAATCTAAGTCGCTACCAAATGTATCTCGACGAGACGGTTTACCATATACTGCTGCTAGCTTTTGGTTTATGACGTTAACAAAATGATGTTCAACTGTGCGCCACTGTTCCATACTAGACGCTTGGATGGCATGCCCAATTCGATGCGCCATAATCCATGGCGTTATCATTACTTTTTGTGCGCCATAGTTGCCCAAGAATACTACAGTAATAGCATCTTCACTGCCAGCAATAACTTGTTCAGCAGCATCCCCAAGTACGTTACGAACTTGATCATGGCTTGCTGCGCCTAGTTCTGCACTTTTTCCTGTTCCCGGAATGTTAGAGAAGAACAAGCGGAAGTCGTATGGAGTTTTTTCAAAGAACTTTGCAGTCTTTAACTGAGCAGTTGGGTGCATGACTAGCTTCTTGTCAACTTTACTTCTAAACGGACCAGGCTTGTCAAAATTTCCGAGCGGAACGTAATCAGTTAACGGAGCTTCAGATAACTCATCTTCCCAAATTCTTGCATCCTCGCCGCGGTGCTTATCCCAAAATCCTGCGCCTGCATCTGTTTGCTGTCCACTGCGGCAAATTCTATAACCTTTGCTCTTTACGTAGTCATACATTGTTTTAGCAATGCCCTGGCCACGGAATCTCTCTTCTACTTCTAAATCTTGTGGCACTAGAACCCGGCCCCGGGAATCCTGCTCTATTGAGAATATTACATATCCTAGATCTTTTCCGTTGGCAGTGGCTTTTACAAATACAACTTGATTTTCAGTATCTTCATCATCAACATACTCGTCGTCTTTTTGTACTTCAAGCGACAGGTTTATGCCATTGAAGTGCTCTTTATATTCTGTAATAAATTCACTTGCTCTCATTAGCCAGTAATCCATGTCATTGGCATACCGCCGTCTTGGAAGCGTTTCAATTCTTCTTCAAGTGCCGCCATTTCTTCTTTGGCTTCTGCAATCAATGCAGGGCCGTTAAGTGTTGTTCCGCCTTGTGGGCCAGCAACAGTACTAAACTTGCCGCGACCTTCACCTAAGATTCGTTTGGCAAAGCTGTAGGCGTATTCTTGTAACCACGGAAATACCATGTAATCGTTAAACAGTTGCCAGTCTGGTTTGTAGTTGTAGCACCATAGCAAGCATGATTCTGCATCATCAATATTAGATTGCCCAGTGCCCTGGAATGGCATTTTACGCATAATTGTTAGCTTGCGAGTGGTACGGTTCCACGAAAAGTTCATAAAGCCGCCAAACATCTTCATTGCTAACTCTTGATATTGGGTAAACAACTCGTAGTTTACTAGGCCGCCTACACGCCCTGCTACCAACATATATGTGTTCAGGTAGCCTGATGCAAATGGTTCAAACTGACTTGCAGTTGTACCGCTTACGCTACCGATACCGCGGCGGTTAACTTGGCGAACTTCAATGATTTCTTTTGGAAGGATGTATTCTTGGGTTTCCGGCAATAGCTGTAAGAATGCATAAGATTCTTCAACTGCGTTGCTGCTACGTTGGCGGTACTTAATTAACGCTTGGTTAATCGCCATTTCATAATGTTCTTTGTCTAGTTCAACGTCTACAATACCGTCTGCTAAACGCATACGAATGTAGTCGGTGATTTCTGCACGTTTGGCGTTGGCGCTAGTGTAATCGTCTGTATTGTAGGCAATGTGCCCGGATCCTGTTCCTGTGTTTGCTTGGAACAATGAATCTGTTATTAAATTGCCTTTTGCATCATAGATGCTGGTATCTTGTGTGGCCATAGAAAAGTCCTGTTACAGTATTTATTACTGACAGGACTTATCTAGTTAGGCTTTCCCATATTCCGTACTTCTCGTACTTGGCCCACTCGGGCCCCTTAAACGTTAATTCAAGCTCTCTATGCCGCAGCTGATATTCTAGGGTACGAATTTCCTTAACTGCACTGGGCTTCCTGTGCAATTTTGTGGACGTTAACAGTTGTATTCTGTTTTGTGTCCACTCAATTTCACTGTGAAGCCTAGATAAGAATAGCTGGTTAGTGTTAGGCGGTTCTAAGTAAAACGACATCTTCACTGATCCGACCAGTAAGTTTAGTTTCTGTTGCTTTGATATCGTCCAAGAACTTGCGTAACTGGATTTTACCTGCTTTAGCAAACTCTTTTAGCTTTTCGTCCGGTTTACGTAGAGTCTTGCTGGTCGATTTGTCTGTGTCGAAGCCTTCAATGCTAGTACCTTTGATGCTGAGCTGCTTATATGCTGCTGCCACGTATTTTCCCAGCTTTCGGGTCTTGGTGTTATAAACCCAGAGTTCACTTGCGCCAATAATGTCTGCAGGATTAATCGAGACAATTTTAAGCCCTGGATCAGTTTTTGCATACTTGAGTTTTGCCACCAACTTTTCTTTGCTAGGAGCCTTCTTGACTCGAGCTTTCTTAGTTGCTTTTTTAACACCGCGGTACTGGTCAACTGCTGAGAGGAGATCGTCGATCCAAGCAATAATTCGTTTGAAGTCAGCGGCTTTAAGATAGCTGTAGCCTTCTCGTACCTGCTCGTCTTTCTTTGACTGTGCAAGTTCAAGCTCCTCTTTCCGCTTGCAAAATAGTCCTTCATATTTTCCTAACTGGCTTTGCACCACGTTGTTGGCAGTAAGCCAGTCATATGGCTTAAACTTTTCTGCTTTGTTTGCAACCACATCGTCAAACATGCCTTCAAGTTCACCAATGAGCTCACTGGTTTTTTCGTTTAGGCGGTCTTGGATCGTAGGCACGTATGCTTTGGGTTTGTCTGTTTCTGCAACTTCTTCAACTTCAGGCTCTGCGGTGCTGATAGCTTCACGGATAGCCTCCTTGAGAAAGCTAACGTGACGTGGCTTTAGGGGCATGCCTTGTTTATGCGCCATTACCAAGCTGCATGCAGTCATACTTAACGAACGATCACTGCTGCGAACAAAGGCTTTAACTTCGTCTTTGGTAAATTCGTTCTCAGGCTTTTGTACCCATGCCACTACGTGTTTCTTACAATCCTTTTGATTGTAATGATAGTTGTAGTAGTAAAAGCTGCGGCGAAGGTGATGATCAAAGGTTGCATCATCAAACTGTAGAGCTTCTTCAGTATTCCATTCTGGTTCTCCGCCGGTGTACTTTTCATCGGCGAAGGCAACCCGCTTCTCGCGGGGTGCTTTGGTTTTAATCTTAATACCGGCTACGGTAGCCATAATATTCCTTAATAAAGTGGTAGATGCCCAGTCACCGCGTTAATTTTATCTTCACGATCTGGGCCAACTCCTACAGCAGTCAAGGTTTTTACACCATTGAACTCTGTTAGTCCTGCATCCTCAATGATTGAGCAGATGAGCCCTGCATCCTTCGCTGCATTATACACATCTATCAATTCTTGTTCACTATTTACATAAACACAAATCTTCTTAAATCTTCCAGTCACCCACGGTTCTAATCGAGCATCATTTAAGTCAAGAGTTAATTTGTTACCATTCCGTGTCATTTGCCCTAAAATTGCACCCATTGATGCATGTGCGCCTTGGGCAACTAACTTGCCCTTACGCATATTTAGGTCCTTACGCATTACAATAACTTGTTTGTGTTCCATTAAATTCGGCGCTTCTTCCAGGTATACTCTGATCCATCGGGTAGTATGCCTTCTTTAATATCATCAACTCCCATTTTACCAACTTGGTTTGGGTTTTCTGTTGCAATAACAACAAACGAGCCACCAGCATCCCGGGCATCTTTAGCCACATTTAATGCTTCCCCCAAATCGGTGCGGAACAAACTGTACTCTCGTCCTGTTTTATCTGTCCAATATATTTTATGCATCTTTATGCCTGTTCAAATTTTGGGTTACCCCAGAGTTTACGCTCAACTGCAATTGATAGCAAGCGTTCTTTTTTCCATGCGTCAATTTCCCAAGGGCGATCAAAATACTTGTCAGTGTTCTTTTCGCCGCGCCAGTAATATGTAGCAAAGCCGTATTCGTCTGTTTCGATGCGAAGTTGGCCCAACACAAACTGTTTTACATGTACCATTTCGTGTGCAATCACTTCAACCATTTTAGTTGCAGTGAGTGCAGAATCCACAAACATCACATAGCCGCCATCCGCATGCGGCTGAACAGCACCATTGTACCCACCGTTTTTAGCAAGCCCAGGGCGAACGCAAACGTCAAGTTCAAAGTTACGTTTATCTAACTTGAGCTCTTTTGCAAGAATCTCAATCACTTGTTGGATAAATTCACGTTTAACTTTGCTGCGGAAGTGTACTTGTGTGTTCATGTGTTTATTATAGCACCAATTTAGGCTATGCGTACATTAGACACGCAATTAGCATGTGTTGATCAAAAACTGTAATACTTTCAGTAAACTTTTCTTCAAGTTCTCGATATCTTGTTGTAAATTTACCACGCTTTCTGCATTCAACCATTTCGTTATCCATCTCAGTCCAGTACTTACGCATCACATTGTAGAACTTCCACATTGTGCTTTTGGTGCGGATATCAGTTAAACGTTGCAATTCAGCAAAACAACGCTCGTACTTAGCTCGATTTTGGTAGTGTGTGAGAGGCATTCCTTGATTGTACATAAAAACGGATTAAACGTCAAACCATAAATACTGCATTAGGGACGAAACATGGCTAGATTAAGTCTTTGGAAAGACGGCAGACACAGCAACGATTACAAATTTTTGGATAGACGCATATCCGAAATGTACACCATCGGCGGAACTGGGATTCTGCTGCACAAATACTTGGGCCCAGTTGAACAAACTGGCAGCGACGATGCTACTAAGCCAGTGTATACAAATCAAAGTGAAATGAACATCCAGGACTTGTTGTTCTTGGAAAACCGTGATCGCAAGTACGATTCAGATGTCTACACTATGCGTGGCATTTATCAAGTGTCGGACAATACTTTTGACTTGAGCCAATTTGGTTTGTTCCTTCAAACCGGAACATTGTTCATGACGTTTCATTTAAACGACATGATAGACACAATCGGGCGTAAGATCATCAACGGTGATGTACTTGAACTACAGCACTTAATTGACTATAACCCATTAGATGTAGAGTTGCCCGTTGCATTAAAGCGTTTCTTTGTTTGTAGCGATGCCCAATTTGCCAGTGAAGGCTTTACCCCGACATGGTTCCCTCACTTGTGGCGTGTAAAGTTGAACCCACTAACAGATAGCCAAGAGTACAAAGACATTTTGAATACTATCAAAGCAGGTAACAATACCAATTCAAGTATCGCCGATGTGTTAAGCACTATCAGCAAGTACCAAAACATCAATGATGCAATTATTGCCCAAGCTGAAGTTGCTGTACCGCAAAGCGGGTACGACACCAGTGGCTTATACATTAAGAGCAGCACATTGCCGGACGGCACAGAAACTACTCCAGAAAACAAAGTACAAGGTTACTTAACCGGTGACGGTAAAGGACCAAACAGCGTCCCTGTTGCAACCGGTATTAACTTTCCAACACACCCAGACACTGGCGAATACTTCCTACGTGTTGACTATGTACCGAATCGTTTGTTCCGCTTTGACGGCAAGCGTTGGATCAAGATCGAAGATGCTGTACGCACTAATTTAACCAATGGTGCAGCAGATAACCAAACATTACGTAGCAGCTTTGTTAACGATACCAGCACCTACACTGACAACAGTGGTGGTACCCATACTACATTACAGGGTCTAAGCAAGATCCTAAGACCAACGGCGGATAACTAATGGCTCAACAATTTTTTTACGACGGGCAAATCCGTCGATTTCTAACTCAGTTCATTCGCATGATGAGTAACTTCCAAGTGGAGTTTGGCAAGGACCGTAACGGCAACGTGACCCTACAACGTGTTCCTGTGTACTACGGGGATGCTAGTAGACAAGCTGCAACTATCCTTCGTGGCAATAGTGAAAGCTCGTTAAACGCTGTACCTGCTATGGCTGTTTATATCAATGGTTTAACATATGATCAAAGTCGTATGCAGGAGCCATTCCACGTTAGTAAACTAAACCTGCGCCAAAAGAGCTACGATCCAAACACTGGCGAGTATGGCACAACCCAAGATACCGCATACACTGTTGAACGTCTAATGCCTGTGCCATATAAGCTAACGCTTAAGATGGACATTTGGACCAGCAACACTGAGCAGAAGCTACAACTACTTGAGCAAATACTAGTATTGTTTAATCCTAGTATGGAAATACAAAGCACTGACAACTATATTGACTGGACAAGTCTAACAGTTGTTACTCGCACTGACATTAACTGGTCTAGTCGCAGCGTACCTGCAGGTGGCGAAGAGCCCATTGATATTTGTACAATGACTTTTGAGATTCCAATTTGGATTAGCGGTCCTGCTAAAGTTAAACAGCTTGGTGTTATCCAAAAGGTTGTTACAAGTATTTTTGATGCTAACGGAAACATCAACGAAGATTCATTGTTAGAAAGCAACTTGTTAGCACGTAAGATGTTAACCCCAATGGGCTACGGTGTGGTCTATGTCGGCAACACTCTAAAATTAATCAAAGCATCTGAGATCGTTAACGGCGATGAGAAGATTGGTACACCGGATGATTGGCACAATCTAATTGATGTATACGGACAGTTACGTGATGGCACAAGCCAGATTAGACTCGAGCTAGCAGCCGAGTATGATGAAACTACCGGTACCACAAGTCGTAACGAAATTATTGGCACAGTTGCATTCCATCCTTCAGATCCTACTGTAATGTTGTTTACTGTAGACACTGATACCTTACCAGCAAACACCCTTGCACCTATCAACGCTATTATCAACCCTCAATCAGTTGCTGTAGACAGTGGCATTACTACTCCAGCAAGCGGATCACGTTATCTTATCTTAGACAGCATTGGGGCCGATGTAGCGGTATGGGGAGGGGTATCTGCTAACGCAAACGATATTATTGAATATAACGGATCCTCGTGGTCCGTTGTACTTGACAGTACTAGCCATTCTCAGTTAGAATACGTAACTAACTTAACTACCACCGTTCAGTACAAATGGTCAAACGGTGCGTGGACTAAGAGTGTTGAAGGTGTATATCGAGAAGGCGAATGGTCAATCATACTGTAGGCGTAGGCGTACTATTTTATAGTCAACAAACCAAAAGATACTTGTTCTTGCTGCGTAATGGCAATAAGCACAATGGCCATTGGGGGTTAGTTGGCGGTAAAGTAGAAGCAAACGAAACAGCTATGCGAGCATTGACTAGAGAGATCACTGAAGAGATCGGGGCTGTTACTTACAGCAAAGTTATCCCGTTAGAACACTTCACTAGTGATAACTCACACTTTGAATACCACACATACATTATACCTGTACCCAATGAGTTTGTGCCAACTCTCAATCACGAGCACCGTGGCTATGCGTGGACTCACATAGAAGATCACCCGAAGCCATTGCATCCGGGTGTTTGGAGAACTTTTAACTTTGCCAGCGTACTGGACAAGATTAAAACGTTAGAAGGTATTTTATAAATCGGCCTCTAGTACAAATTGATTGTAGTTAATTTGTCTAAAGTTTGAAGCATACTTCCATGCTTCTGGAATTCTATATGATGCTTCAGGCATTACTCTTACAAAGTCAACATCTGAGTATGCAGTAAACACTTCAAGCATAGAACGTACCCAATACTCTTCAGAATAAATCTGTGTAGGATATCCGGGTGTTCCTTCATATATGTTGTAGCTAGAAGCAGGATCGTCGATTCCATCAAACCCCAACAAGAATACTTTTTTATGCTCGTCAAATGCTGCCAAGTATGTGGCTGCTGCACCAGCGTTAAACGGAGGGTCCTGTGGAATATTATGAACTTGATTTCCAATGACGCGGCGCTTTAAATGCCTAGATGCAAATACGTTAGTTCTGCTTGCAATACTAAGACTTGCAATCTCGTCTATCATGTCGTTGCCTGTCACAACTAAAAAGTCTGGCAGAAAATCTCTATATATCGCATTACATCCGTAGGTACGTAATATCTTAGATGGAATAGCATTGAGAGGTCGGTGCCTCAACAAATTAGTATTAAAATTTTTTCTGCTTATCCCATTGCCAAATACCACTGCACACCGCCCATAACTAGGGTCGCCAGTTTCAGTAAACTTAATTTGAGTTGTTTCACCAGTCCATTGGCTATTACGATACACTAATTCAGTGACCGCTTCTTCGCTAGCGTAAGTAGACCGGTGAAATTTGTTAATAGCCATATCTATTATTTATTGTGGATATTGTCCCGCAGAAACTCGTAGTGAGTAGGTAATGTGTCAATATGGGCTAGCACCTCTTCTTTGTGTTGTAGCCAGTTATCGTATACTTGCTTACGCATCTCTGGAGTTTCGCCAATTCGAGCATCTTCGTACCGCAGGAAGTTTGGGTCTACTGGGTTGTACCCCATGCCTGCTGCGATATAAATAATTCCGCCCATGTTGTTATCAAACCTGCGAATTCTATGCATACGCATGCCTAAGTCTGTAGTTGACCTAAGATCGTGGTCCAATGTTGATAGTCCCGACAAACTAGATAAATTAGACATAGTTCTAGAATAACTAACATCCCCAGACACTTCTTTCCAGTACGGTGTGTCATTGCGGCAGCTCAGGGCATAATGTTGACTGATAAAGTCTTTAAATCCTAGAATCTGCTCCTGGAATCCGTAGTTAAACAAATCCACATCATAATTGCTAACAATACCGTTACGCATTGCTAGAGTGCTGCATAGTTTAACAATGCCTTCATGTGTTAGCATCAATCCAGTAGATTCTAGTGGCTCAATGAAACCATTAGCAAGGCCGATTCCCACTACGTTCTTAACCCAGGCACGTTCATGAACCCCGTGTTTAATTTTGATGTGTCGAACTTCGCACTTTTCTGCACGCTCTGCATCTGGAAAAATCATACGATTGCTTTTTAAGTGTTTGCGTAACTGTGCCTCTGCTTCTGCTTCCGTTGCATGTTTGCTACTATAGACATAGCCAGTACCAATACGATTCCATAACGGAATGTTCCACACCCAGCCTGCTTCAATTGCAGTGCATGATGTGTAATTCTCCATTTCTTTTTCTTTGTCAATGTACGGAATAACTGTTGCAACCGCTCTGTCGTTTAACAAAGTGTCGTTGAAACTAATAAAAGGAACCTTAAGTGTCTGATCCAATAAGATGCTGCGGAATCCCGAACAATCAATAAACAAATCAGCGTGGATGTGATTGCCTTCTTTAGTGACTATTTTTTCAATACTCTCGTCTTCTCGTTGAATTATTTTGTCAACTGTTGCGACAATATGCTGCATCCCAGTTGGCAAACAAACATGAGTACGCAGATACTCACCAAACAATGCTGCATCCATGTGATACGCAGTATCATGTTTAAAATTAAATCCCCTAACTTTAAAATCCTCGTTACGAGTCATTTTATTTCGGTCAGTCATTAAAATACTGTCGTGGTAAAATTCTGCAAAGTTTTCATTGGGAATTGTTGGATTGTCAGCTTTTGCTAAAAACCAATCCATTGGGCCACGCGGCTTTTCTGTGAAATCCATGACCCCAAATGGATAATGAAATTTATGCGGTTGTTCAGTTGGGTTTTCTCTAAAGTCAATGAACTTAATACTGGTCTTGTATGTTGCATTGCAATGATGCATCCAATCTTCGTCTTTAAGGCCGATCATTGTTAAGAATTGGTTAATATGACCAATAGTGCTTTCGCCAACCCCAATTGTAGGCACCGTTGGACTTTCTACTAGAGTTAGTTTAATATTCGGCAGCAATCTAGATATTCCTGCTGCTGTCATCCATCCACTCGACCCTCCACCTACAATACAAATACTTTTTATATCGTGTCTCATAATCAATTAACCTTTCTTAATTGTAATGCCGAATCAATGTCTTGAAATCCAAATGTGCGTTCACATTCGTGACAATCCCAACACTGATTGCGGCAAGTTCGTAAAATCTTTTCTAACCTCTTACCAGGATCTGTTGCCCATATGCCGGTGTATGGTTTATATGTTTTGCGCCAGTCCTCTTTTGTATAGCGGGTATCAATCCAACCAGGTATCCAGTTATGCACTGGGCCTAAATTATTATCAATGACTTCATCAAAATTATCCGCATAAACTGTTTGCCCAACAAACGATACCGATTGTTTAAACTTATTAATGTTATCGTAATACCATACTGCCTTCATATGTTTTGCATCTTCTGCTTTAAACATAGGGGTAGTTAAGCGCCCCGAATATTTAAAAATGTCTACTAAATCCGCAAACTCCTTAAAGGTGTCCGCTTGTCCTGCTACTAGGTTAATTCCCGAACGTGGTAACTCTGCAAACTCGCTGTGACCTCTCCAGCCATTACAACTTAGGTCTGCAGGGCCACGGAAGTATTCAGTACCAATTACTTCGCCAACGCTGTCATGCTCTTTCTTAAACGGGCAGTGATAGATGCAAGCCTCGGCAACTAACAAACTGGTCATCAACTTCTTCTGAGGGTTAAGACTGTTTAAATAATCCTGTGCTCGCTTGATACGCTTTAGTTCTCGGATGTTGCGATTCAGGCTACGATCCAATAGAATGGTGTTGTAGCCCAAGTATGCGTAATCAATAAACTGCTGTGCATCAGAGACAATTTGATTCACTGTGCTTTTCCAACGCATGTCAGGGCAACGTTGTTGAAGGATACCCATGCGTAGGATATGTTCGCTGCTCATAGTGCAACTACGCAATCCTCTATCGTAGTACCCACCAATCCATTCTACAAATTGGCCCCTGATTGTGTCGTCCCACACTAGCTCATGCGGCACTTCAACAGTGTTAAATGTAAGACTAATTTCTACACCAAGCTCTTCTTGTATTTTAAACAAGTAATCAATTTGCTCGTCGCTGGCTTCAACACCCATTGGGTTGCCAGCACGTTTCTTTTGACCTTGCCATTCATAATAAAAGTACTTGCCAAAATAAATGTCGTGCAGACTTTCCAGATAAGCTGGATCTGCATTTTTCATTATTTCGTAATATGTACTAGAAAACTCGCCGTGAAATTGATCGTAGTGTGCGATCGAAAACCGCTTTTTGAAATTCATGTTTTACCCTTTATTGCGGGGCAACATTCCCTTGCATAGATTGCCAGTATTGCATATTCCATTCGTGAACTGCATACGGATCATCTTTTGGTATTGCAGCTTTAACGCTAGCAATATGAGTTGCCCATGGCCCAGTATTACTTATCGTTCCTGTGGACTGTATCTCTTTAAAAAGCATATCCAATTGGTCACCCATTGACCCATACCCAATTCCCCGTGCAACTTTGTATGCATTTTCTGCAAAGCCCGGTTGTTTTGTGATATCAAATTTAGTAATAGTGCCGTCGTCATTGACTGTGTCGGCTGTAGTTGTTCCATCTGGAAGATCTATCCATTGGAACGACTCATGTACTTCAAACTCACTACCTGATTCTACAATTTCGCAGATTCGACCAGGTTCAGTGGTATTAATTAATCCTCTTAACGCCATATTTGTTTCTCCTTATTTGTATGAATAAATGGTAACCATTCCCTTGGTTCCGTATTCCCCTGCTGAATGGCCACGGGGGTGTTGGTATCCCCAGTCTGTAACGTTAGCGGCGCCGCCGGACCCAGGTGCACCGTTTCCGATTCCGTGCTGCACTGCCCATCCGAGATTGCCGTGATTTCTAATGTGGTTTGCGGGCCCGCCGTAATATCCGCTGCCGCCTACTACACTTGCAGTAGAGTGGCCTACGCTGTTGATATGACCGCATCCTGCGCCGCCTTGTACTGAAAATTGAGCTCCGCCAAAGCTGTTTCCACCGTGGCCACCGCTGTGACTATAGTTTTGGTTAGCTCCATACCCTCCACTGGCACTTAGATAGCCACCAAAACTGCTAGTCCCACCGTTGCCTGCTGCTGCGTAGTAAGAGGCATACCCACCACCGCCGCCCACTGTAACTGCCACAGACCCCACACCAGTCACATTATAAAATCCCTCAGCATACCCGCCTGC